TTATTTGTATATAAAGTTATGAGTGAGCCCGTTCTTGAAAACAATTGAAGTAACTTTACTGTCTGTTATATATACGGAGTCTAAAATTGTGTCAATATAGGATTTCAAAATTTCTGGAGACACAGTGTTGACGAGGTTTTTAAAGTAAATATATTTTTTGTTTTTAAGTTCGCTCTGTATAAGAAAATGACTTGCCTGCTTAATGAATTCTTCGTCTGACAGAAACGAATCGGAGTCGTCACTTAATACACCTAATTTATGGTTGATTTCTTTAAGTCGATATGATATATCTTCTTTTCTAATAATAAAATCTTTTTCGGACATTGCATTTTCTGAATAAAGATACAAATCTTGCAATCGAGTCATCGCCCGCTCTTGTCTTTCTTTTTCTTTTCGCAAAGATGCTAATTCTTTAGATACAGCAGCTTTTTTCTTTTGTGGTCTTTTCGCAAAGATGAATGAATTATCAGAGCTGTAGCGAGAGAGCAGGTTATAGTATTCATTAAGCCCATCGGTATCTATATGATCAATATCAGAAAAGGTTGAACCGCAAAGGAGTTGCTTCTGGAGTTCATCGGGTGTTTTTATTTTGGAAAACATCTTCTTTGCGTTTAGCATATTTAAAATATAGTTAATAACAAATTCTCCAAGTACAATATCATTTATAGTCTTATTATTACATTTTTTAGATTTTCTCCGCAGGGGACAACTATAATTTGAAGCTCGAAAACCTGTTGAGGATTTTCGCCCTGGAGAGGAAGTGAGTCGGCTTTTACATTTTCCACAGTATGCAATACCTTGAAAAATATGCACATTAGAAGTCGTATGAAGTCTTCCAACAGGGTTCTCAATATTTCTGGAATTTGTTTTTAACAGAGATTTCATTGCCTCGTGTTCTGCCAGAGAGAAAATTGCAGGATGATGATCAGGAATTACTACCCACTCATTTTCTGAATTGATAGTTCTACCTACTGTTCCTTTGTATCTATTGTAACGATAAATACCTGCATAAAATGGACTAGAGGCAATAATCCACACAGCAGGAGGAGTCCAGTCTACACCGGCTCTGGTTTTAAATCCTTCGGCATTCAAAGCCCTTGCGGTATAAACGAGAGATTTGTTTTCTAAGTATAAATCTCTTAATTTACGGCAAATTGCGGCTTCGTCCTCCCGGACAGAAAAAGTAGAGGTATTCGAATCGTATGAATAGCCAAAAGGGATGCGACCGCCGTTCCACTGTCCGTTGCTTGCTCTTGAAATCATAGTTGCAGTTACTCGCTCCGATGTCATATTTCTTTCGAGTTCAGCAAAAACAAGAATTATTTTCAGCATAGCCTCGCCTATCGCTGTTCCAGTGTCAAATTGTTCATTTTTGCTAATGAATACAACTCCTAATTTTTTTAACTCTTGATACATAGAAGCAAAGTCTAATAAATTTCGAGAGATTCTATCAATTTTCCAGACAAGGATGTGAGTAAATTCATCATTGCGAACTCGGTCCATCATTTTTTGATAAGCTGGTCGCACAGTATTTTTTCCAGAATATCCGGCATCTTCAAAAATTACATAATTATCAGTATTAAGGATAAATTCGCAATAGGTCATAAGGTCTTTTTTCTGCATAGGAATAGAATCTCTATCTATTTGATGAGTGGTTGACACTCTGATATAAATAGCCACTTTAATTTCTTTTTGTTGGGGCACACAATCCTTTGCAGACGTTCTTCTTCTTGGCATAATAATTCCTCCAACTAAATAAATAAAGCCCCTGTACGGGGCTACACGTCGTTGTTTTTAAATGATTTTGTCTACATATTTATTCAATACAGACCAGACAATTTCTCTGTCCTCCTGAGATGCAAGTTGATAGCAAGCTAAGAGTCTGTTTAACTCCAATATTAGAGCATCTTGTTGAGGAATAGCAGGTTTTTGAGGGGAAACCGATACTTGCTTCATTGTAATACCTCCATAAATATTATTTTTCTATTATATGTGTGCGTAAAAAATCTTTGCATATTTGCTGGCGTTCTGGTGGAATGTGAGATATGATGTCAACCCATTCTTGATCAATGACTTGCTCATTTTTTCGAGTTCTGGAAGGGGCATTATTTATCCCATATACTAATTCATCTAAACTAATCTCCAAGTGATTTGCTATATTAATAGCAATATCTAGTCGAGGAAAACTACCAGCTTTCCAACTACCGGTACTACTTGTAGAGTATCCCAATTCACTTAAAACTACTGTCATATTTGTGCCTTTTCGTTTACAGGCAGCCTTGAAATTATCGTAAAACATAGAGTCCCTCCATAAAAAAACTCAAAAAAATGAGTAAAACATATTGACCTACTCGAAATTATGAGTTAATATAACAAATGTAAGATGAAAATAAAGATTGATTTAAAGATAAAAATAAATATTAAATCAATCTCTATTTTACAAAAAAGAAAGACAAAAGTAAAGACGAAAGGAGATGAAAGGATGGCAGAAAAATTATCTCCTTGGTGTAAGCGAGCCAAGATAGAGATGATACGGAAAGATATTTCCGTAAATGATTTAGCTGAACAACTTGGAAACAATCGCTCATATCTGTCTTCTGTTTTAAATGGACGGGTTGTGAGTATGCCGATTCGCAAAAGAATCAGTGATTTATTAAATATTTCTGATTCTGACGAATGAGGCTGGTTTTATTATAACCAAGGGGGAAAGAAAAAAACATGGAATGTAACTGTACAAAAAGTGAGGTAAATATATATCTTGCTTGTAGAAAAAAGGCGGCAGTATATAATGACAAGCTAAATAGTAGAGAGATGGCCGCAGAGTTGTTGGGAATTTCAGTTTCAACCCTAGCAAATTATGAGTTGGGGGTCACAAAAATTGTTCCACCAGATAGCGTGGTGATGATGAGTGATTTGTATAAAACACCAGAGTTAAAAAATCATTATTGCAAATATGATTGTCCAATCGGAAAGGGGTTCCCAATGGCAGTTGAAGAAACTGGCTTGCAAGGAATCACAGTCCGAATTTTGAAAAGCTTGGACGATGAAGAAATTAAAAAGATGAAAAAGAATCTTCTCACTATTGCAGAAGATGGAGAGATTGATGAGACAGAACAGGAAGAATTTAATATGATCGTAAAAAATCTTGAAACGCTTGCGAAAGCGATTTCAGAATTGAGATTATTAGCTGAAAAATGCCAGAGGGGGAAAGGATGGATAAAACTGATTTAAAAGAAAGATTAAGAGAAGCATTGAAAAAGCAGTGCGGATTAGAAGAAAAGGATATTGAAAACGCAATCAAGAAAACGCAAGGGATTGACCTTGGGATATTTGTTACAGAAATAAAGGAGGGTGAACAGATTGCGTAAGGGCATAAAAGATAAGTTGAAGGTATATGCTGTAGATGCGGCAATGATTTTTCTTGTGACACAGTTTACTGTTGTAGCAAAAGCAGATAGACAAAAAAGAGATTGTGCAGAGACTTATAAGATTATGCAGGAATCTCATTTATATTCTGATTCTAACAAGAGTACGGAGATGCTTATTGAGAAGATAGAAGAAAAAGCAAAAGTGGCCGGAATCAGCAAGGACGAAAAGCAGATTCTTTTAAGGATTGCGATGGCAGAGGCAGAAGGGGAAGGAGTTTACGGAAAAGCTTATGTTATAAGGGTAGTTTTGAACCGAGTACAATCAGAGGAATTTCCGGACACGATTAAGAAAGTTGTTTTCCAGAAAAATCAGTTTTCTCCTGTAAGAGATAATGGAAGGTATTGGGACGTAGAACCTGATGCAGAATGTTACGAAGCATATAACATGATTGAAAATGGTTGGGATGAAAGCGCAGGAGCATTATATTTCAGCAGAACAGGCAGTAGTCCATGGATGCAAGAAAATACTACTTTTCTGTATGAAGTTGGAAACCATAGTTTTTATAGATGAAGGGGAGAGTGGAGATGCTGGAGAGATGGATAGTAAAGCATTGGATAGCATTGACAGCCGGAAGTGTGGCAACTGGAATTGTTTTGAGATTTACATATGCAACCAGAGGGCAGTTTGTATTAGGAGGAGAATGGACAATTATTCCGGTGTTGTTTCTTGTTGAATATTTTATCAGAGAGGGAAAGAGGAGGAAAACTCTTGCAAGAATACGAAGAAATCAGAAGGAACTTAGAGAAAAAAGGTTACAGAGTGGCAGATAATCAGTTTTATAAAATTGTAACTTTAGCAAAAAGAAAAGCGATTATCTCTGGAAAGGGAGAAAGATATATAGGGTTACTCTTGCCAGATGTTGTAAAAGATTACTTTTTCAGAGAGGCGATAAATGCAAGCGCAATATAAAGAAAGAAGGGCATGACATGACAAACGAAGTTGTAGATTTTACAAGTCAAAAAGCATCAGAACAGGTACAGGAGAAAAAAACATCTCAAACGGAAATGCTGGTGGAGAGACAAGCACAGGAAGTGCAGGTCGCTATGATTGCGGCAAAGAGATTTCCACGAAATCAGGTAACAGCATATAATAACATCCTTACAGCGTGTCAACGTGTGAAACTGGCAGAAACCTCCATGTATGAATTTCCTCGTGGTAAAGAAATAGTCACAGGTCCATCTATCAGATTAGCAGAAGCAATCGCTCAGAACTGGGGCAATATTGACTTCGGATGGATGGAACTAGAACAACGAAACGGGGTGAGCCAAGTTATGGCTTATGCTTGGGATTTGGAGACAAATTCCAGACAAACAAAAATGTTTAGTGTTCCGCATATTAGACATACAAGAAAAGGTGACTATGTCTTAACAGACCCTCGAGATATTTATGAGGCTGTAGCAAATCAGGCAGCCAGAAGAGTACGTTCGTGTATTCTTGGAATTATTCCAGGGGACGTTGTTGATGGAGCGATTAATCAGTGCAATAAAACTTTAAGAGAGGGGTACGAAATGCCACTGGTTGACCGGGTAAGGATGATGGTCCGAGCATTCGAAAAAGAATTTTCAGTCAATCTTGAGATGATTGAAAAATATATCGGCTGTAAAAGTGAAGCATTTACAGCGAATAGTTTTGTAAGATTGAAAAAAGTATATGCATCACTTAGGGATGGTGTAGCAAAAAGAGAGGATTATTTTGAGATTGCATTGCCGCAGGACGAAAAAGAAATCTCGGACCCGTTCAAAGACGGAAAGGATGTGAAAGCAGATGTTGCTAAATGATAGCAATTATTATTCAGACGAAGCAAATAGAGAATTCTTTTCGGTGTCTCAATTTAAAAGTTTTATGAGTTGTGAGGCAAGAGCAATCGCAGAGCTTAACGGCGAATATAAAAGGCCAGTAACTAGAGCGTTGCTTGTTGGAAGCTTTGTGGACCATTATTTTGAGGGAACGCTCGATGATTTTATGAAAGAGAATCCAGCAATTTTTACAAGAAAACATGAATTAAGGGCAGAGTTTAAGAGAGCGAACGAAATTATAAAAACTGTGAAAGAAGATGTAAAATTTATGGATTCGTTGTCCGGGGAAAAACAGCGAATTTTCACATTTGATTTGTTTGGAGTTCCATGGAAAGCGAAGCTTGATAGTTACAATCCAGGGAAAGCAATCACCGACTTAAAAGTAGTTGCAAGAATGTATAAGCTTCCTCAATGGAGATATGACATTCAGGGGGCTATTTATCAGAAAGGTGTAGAAATCGTTACTGGAGAAAAGTTACCGTTCTATCTTGCAGTTGTAACAAAAGAAAAAGTTATGGACAGAGACATCTGGCAGGTGCCGCAGTCTACGTTAGATATGGCATTGCGACAAGTGGAAGAAAATATCGGGAGATATGCAGATATTAAAGCTGGATTGATTGAGCCGGTTCATTGTGGAAAGTGTGATTATTGCAAGAGTATTAAGCAGGCAAGTGTAAGAAATTATAATGAATTATTAGAGGTATAGGGCATGAAGTTAGTAAAAATTTTAAATGATAAAGTGCAGATTCGCTCTGACTATAAGGAATTTGAAGATGTGCGAATCAATGATTTAATTCTTGTATTTGATGAAGATGTGAAACTGGTAACGATGGTAACTGCATTAAAAGATACAGACATGGAAAATAAAGAAGAAATCGAAGAAAATGATTATATTTTAGAACGTAGCAGCACAAAAATGGTGGAATGTTCCATTATCGGAACGGTAAAGGATGGCGTATTCAAAAAAGCGATAGACCGTTATCCAACAATGCGGGTTAAAGCACATAAAGTTACACAATTAGAATTTGCCGGAATGTTAAGCAAATATACGACAGGATTCCTTTTAGGAGAATATACGACATATGATTTTCCTGCTTACGTGGATGGTAATAAGTTTTTTCAGAGGCATGCGTGTATTGTAGGAAATACTGGAGCAGGTAAGTCAGAAACAGTAGCAAAAATTTTAGAGCAGATTAGCTTGCTTTCGGGGGCGAATGTGATAGTTTTTGATATTCATGGAGAATATAGAAATTTATCCTATGCACGAAATATTAAAATCGGAACAGATGTAGATTTCCCAGTATGGTTGTTTGGATTCAAAGACATGATTGCAAATATTTTGAAAATCAAAGAAGAGACTTCAACTGTGACTATGACAGCATTAAGAAAGTGCTATTACAAGCTTTGCCCTGGAGGGAAAGAGGACAGAGCAGTATATTTTGATTATGTCGAATTTGTTAAGCTTATGAAATTCCTTGACGAAGAAATGGTTGCAACTGGTGAATATTATAAGTCCGGAGATAGAAAAGGGGAGGAGAGAGTTACAAAAGGGGATTATAACGGGAAATTAACAAATGTAGTTAATATTCTGCTCGATAAAGCTTCAGATAGCAATTATAATTTTCTTTTTTCGAGAAACGACCAGAGCTATTTGTATACATTGCTTAAAGAAATTTTAGACAATGATATGCCAGTGAAAAATATTGATTTATCTGAAATTCCACATGATGTTGCAATCCCTATTATTGGAACAATTACCAAACTGGTGTATGAGATTCAAAGAAATTCAAAAGATTGTGCAGAACATCCAGTAACATTGATATGCGATGAAGCACATGTGTATATTCCGAATAATATGCAGTTGTCAGCTTCTCAAAGACGTATGGTAGCCACATTCGAGAATATTGCGAAAGAAGGTAGAAAGTTCGGGGTAACATTATTTGTAGCAAGCCAGCGACCGTCAGAGCTTAATAAAACCATCATGGCGCAGTGTGCAAATTTTATCGTTGGGAAGATGAATAACGAGAACGATAAATCTATGATCAAAGGAATGATGCCGGACGGAAGCGAATCTGTGATAAATGAAACGGCGATGTTTTCACCCGGCGATGTGCTTGTGATTGGAGATGCTGCCCCGATTCCGCTGAAAGTTCATGTAGAACTTGCAAAAGAAAGACCAGATTCAAGAACAATTAATTACTGGGATAAATGGAGTGAAGGAGGGTACATTGATGTGGTGAATGCGGCAATAAATTACATCAATGGATAAAAGACCATGGCAAATAAAAGAATGTTCACATTAAAGGTTGTAGATAGTGATGTCTTTCTCGAAATGCCATTGTCCACACAGTGTTTATATTTTCATCTTGCGATGCGAGCCGATGATGATGGATTCGTTGGAAATCCGATGAAGATTTTGCGGATAACAAATGCAAGCAAAGACGACTTAAAATTACTAATAGCAAAAAGGTTTCTTTTGACTTTTCCAGATGATACAGAAGGGGTCATGGTAATAAAACACTGGAGGATGCATAATTGCATATCTCAAAACAGATACCACGAAACACAGTACATAGACCAGAAGAGTCAGTTAAGATTACGGAGAAATAATACTTATTCTCTTACAGAAGGAGTTCCAATTGATGATAGAGGTCTGATAGAAAGTCAGGCAGAAGAAAAGGCGATTTCTGTTTCCGAGAGAAAAGATAGTTCAAAGGGAAAGACGGAGTATTCCTTGCAATTTAAAGAAATGTGGGAAATTTACCCAAAGAAAAGAGATAAGGGACAAGCGTATAGACAGTATCAGGCAAGAATAAAAGATGGGTATACGGCAGAAGAGATTTTAATGGCAGTACAAAATTATGCAGATGAATGCAGAAGAACACATCGTGATGAAAAGTATATTAAACATGCAAAAACATTTTTAGGAGCAGCGACACCTTTTGAGGATTATTTGCCAGGCAAAAATGATTATGCACCTGCGCAGGGAAACGAAGGGGCGGCAGACTTTAATAAATACTTATAGGAGGGAAAACGATGGATAAGGATATTAAATCGTATCTGCCTTTGCAGGCGGCTAGTGGAGAAGGGTGGGTAAAGGAGGGAGACTACAAAGACGAAAACGGTATTTGGCATTGCGGAGTATGCGGCAGGGCGAAGCAAAAAAAGATAGATAATGATTTTATACATACTACTGTATGGTGCATATGTGATTGCCGCATGAAAGAGCTGGAAGAAAAAAGAAAAAGGGAGGAATATGAGGCAGAAATGCTGAGAATTCAGAAAATGAAAGATTCTTCCATGATGTCAGACAAATACCGTAATGCAAGTTTTGAAAAGTATTATGTGCGGAAAGAGAACGAAAAAGCGTTTAAGGTTGCAAAAAAATATGCATCTGAATTTAAAGAGATGCAAAAAAACGGAAATCCGGAAACGGGAGAAAAAAACGTGGGACTTGTTTTTTATGGGAATGTAGGAACCGGGAAGAGTTATACAGCAGCGTGTATTGCTAATGAATTACTGGCACAAAAGATTTCTGTAATAATGACTTCTTTCGTAAAAATATTACAGGATATTCAAGGCAGTGAGGACGAAGCAACATATATCTGTACATTAAATGCGTGTAGTCTGCTTATTATAGACGATTTAGGTGCAGAAAGGAATACTGACTATGCCCTTGAAAAAGTTTATAACGTGATAGACAGCAGAGTAAGGACTGATAAGCCCATGATTTTAACTACCAATCTCACATTTGATGAGATGATGAGGAATCCTGACATTCGATACCGCAGGATTTATGACAGAATATTCGAACACTGTATTCCTATAGAAATGCCTGGCCAATCATTTAGAATCTTAAAGGCGGCACAGAGGCAGAAAAAACTTGCAGATTATTTTAAAGAATAGGGAGAAAGAAGAATGGATTCAACACGTAAAGTCGGACAAGAAATCAAAAGAGTAAGAATGGAGATGGGATTATCGCAAAAAGAATTTGGATTATTAATCGGAAAAAGCGAGAGTCAGGTTGGGGCTTACGAAAATGCTGATACAAATATTAAAGTAGAGACTTTATTTGAGATTGCCAAGGCTGCAAATATTAAACCGGAGCAGTTGATTACTGGACCAACGGAAGAAAAAGAGACGTGGGATGCTGAGTTGAGAATATACGGTGCAGAGGACAGAAAACAGGTTATGGCAATTCTCGCAATGAATGGTTACGATGTAGGGCAGCATAAAAAGAAGGCAACTCCTACCGGTAAATCATTGATTTATTATGTACATGCTATTGACCGGAAGGGGAATGCAGATACTTCTAAGTAAGGAGGTAACTGTGTGGTTTAAAAAGAAGCCGGTAGCTGTAGAAGCATTTATATTTAATAAAGAGGCGGAGGTCATGGCTCCAAAGTGGTTTTTAAAAGCCGTACAAAACGAGAAGATATTTATAGATCGGAGACTTGAAGACGAACGAAGTGTTGTATATGGATGCACAATACATTCCCAGTACGGGAAGCTACAGGCATATATAGGTGATTATATTCTGAAAGGACCTTCTGGAGAGATATGGCCATGTAAAAAGAAAATGTTTAAGAAATTATATGAGAGGTTATAAATGCAAGTTTCGTTCACAGTTTTAGGAGAACCAAAAGGAAAGGCACGTCCAAGATTTGTAAAAGGACATGCAATGACCCCAAAAGATACAGCGAACTATGAGACATTAGTTCATATGGAGTATCTTAGCCAATGCGGTGATAAAAAGTTTTCTGATGATGCAATGCTGGATATGAGAATAAAGGCATATTATTCCATTCCAAAATCTGCATCAAAAAAGAAAAAGGCAGCAATGGCAATGGGGATGATTAGACCAACAAAAAAGCCCGATATGGATAATGTGGTAAAGGTGATAGCAGATAGCCTTAATCAAGTTGCATATAAGGATGATACACAGATTGTAGATTGTCAGTGTCGTAAATTTTATTCAGAAAGCCCAAGAGTGGAAGTGAGAATTAAAGAAATTATTTAGGAGGAAGATAGCATGCAGAATTGGCAGGAAATTACGCTAGAGAGCGATACCTTTTCGAAGGCAAGAGAAGATTTTAATTTTATGTTTCAGAAGTTACTAAAAAGAATGTATAAAAATGAGTCAATCGAAGGTAGTATCACATTAAAAATCAATGTAGATATGAAGCATGATTTCGTTATAGGCGAAGACGGAGAGACACAGAGAGTTGATAAGCCGGTATTTATTCATAAGATTGATACAACAGTTCCATTAAAAGATAGCAATAGAGGCAAAAATGAAACAGGAATGGTTTTGGTGTACGATGAAGAGCTTGGCAGATACATTCTTGAATTCGACGCAACAGGGGGACAAAAAACAATCTTTGACCCAGAATACCAGCAGAGCGGCAATACGATTGATGCGGATGCGAGACAAGTCGATGAAGAAGAGGTAAAAGGAATTCCAATGTTAGAGTCGGCAGATAAAGCCGCAGAGAGCGAGTCAGAGGTCGTGGATGCAGAATGTGAAGAAACACAAGTGGAAGATGATTCAAACGGTGCAGACGGCGATATAGAGGCAGGAGAGGAGTCAGATTACGAATATGACTAATGCTTATGGAATGTGTGGAAAATGCAAGAAAAGAATCAGATGGATAAAAACAGCGGCAGGTAAAAATATGCCGTGCGATGAAGATTTTGTATATTACAAAGAGGATGCCGCAGGAAAAGATAAGATAGTTACACCAGACGGGAAGGTGGCAACAGGAACGATTGTGCATAGTCCAGAATTTGTTACGGGATTTGGATATATTCCCCATTTTGCTACTTGTGAATACGAAAAAATGTTCAGGAAGAAAAGGAGGAAGGCGAAAAAGTGAGAAATGAAATTATTTGCGACAAATGTAAACTGATAATAAGCAAATTCGAAATTAAAACTCACATAATCACTCAGGATGAAAAGGGAATAGATGTGCAAGAGTCATATTTTCAATGTCCTACATGCGGGAAAAAGTACACAATACTCATATCGGACAGAAAGTTGCGCTTACTGATTCAGAAGCGTGTTCTGTGCCTGAAGAAAATCCAGAAGGCAAAGAACAAAAAAGATGAGGCAGCAATGATTAGAAACAAGAAAAAGCATGACAGAATAGAAAAAGAGATTTCAGACTGGCAGGGAATGCTTACGAAGAAATATGCAGGCAAATGAAAGGAGAACGTAAAAATGGCAAAAGGATGTAAATGGGCAGAAAGAACAGATGAATATCACGGCTGGAAATGTCCGGTAACAGATGGAGCATGTATGTTTTTGCGTCCAGATAGCAAAGCGTGTGCAGAGGAATACGGAGAAGGTCCGGATTCAGTAGAAGAAAACGAAGATACGGAATAAATCTTATACAAAAAGAAGCCCCTGCTGAATAATCAGGCAAAGGCTCACTTGATTGGCTTATCTGATTATAAATCAGAAAAAGTGAGTATGTCAATATTATTCAGGAGGGGAGAGAATGACGGCGAAAGAGTATTTACAACAGGTAAAACATAAGGATGCAGAGATAAAAAACTTGTGCAGAGATAAAGAAAGTGTAAAAGAAATGCTTTATTCGTTAGGTGGTATGCCAGATGGGGAAAGAGTGCAGTCTAGCCGGAATAACGATAAGTTTGGAACGTTGTATTCAAGAATTGATGAGATGGAGCGAAATATTGATGATAAGATTGAGGCTTCCATGTTATTCAAGTTAAAAGTATCGCAAGAAATCAATACATTAAAAAACCCAAAATATATAGCAATTTTGAACATGAGATACATACATTACAAATCATGGGAAGAGATTGCTGAATCTGGATTTGATGTGCAGTATAATGTCAGGCATATATTGAGAGTGCATGGATATGCTTTAATGGAGTTTGAAACGCTATATAAAACAATGTTGGCAGAATTGTAAAACACAAAATTTTCACAGAATGTCAGAAAGTGTCACTTGACATACAGGAAAGGTCAGTAGATGTACAGGAAATGTCATAAAATGTGTACTATTTGTCAGAGAAAATGTGTGATATAGTGTAAACTGCAACAAGCAAATGCGAAACATGCCCTCGCAGGAACTTGTTAATCGGCATAGTTGAGCCGATTCTTTCCCCAGTCCCTCTGTTATTTATTAGCAGGGGGACATTTCAGTATAAGGGAAAGGGAAAATATAGAAAACCAAGATGGTACATTGCGTATCATCTTTTTTATTTTTATGAAAGGAAGGGGAAAGATGCAAAAAGAAATGACAGTGATGGTGCCTATTAATGAGGTTTATCCTTATGAGAGAAACCCCAGAAAAAATGAGGATGCTGTGAAATATGTTAAGAACAGTATTGAAAAATTCGGATTTAATCAGCCGATTGTCGTGGACGATGATTACATAATCATTGTGGGTCACACAAGATGGTTGGCCGCAAAAGAATTAGGGATGAAAGAAATTCCTGTTCTTGTTGCCTCACATTTATCAAAAGAGCAGGCAAAGGCATATCGTCTGGCAGATAATAAGACAGCGGAGTTCGCTACATGGGACGAAGAATTATTGAAGAAAGAACTTGAAGAAATCATGAATATAAATATGAGTGCTTTTGGGTTCGAGGACGGGGACGATGTATTTGCGGATGAGATAGAAGATAATACCTACACGATGAAAACAAGTATTCCGCAGTATGAAATTACTGGAGACTGTCCTTCAATTTCGGAAATGCTGGACAAAGAAAAAAGTAAGGAATTAATCGCAGAGATTGAAAAAGCAGAAGGGATTACAGAAGAAGAGAGACAGTTTTTGAAAGATGCAGCCGGGAGGCATAATGTCTTTAATTACCGTAATGTTGCAGAGTATTATGCACACGCAAATCCAGAAATGCAGAGGCTCATGGAAAAGTCAGCTTTAGTGATTATTGATGTAGATAATGCGATTGCGAATGGATATGCAACACTGCTTGGTGAAATCTTAGATGCTATGGAGGATGAAGAGGAATGAGAAAAGACACAGCAGTCTTTATTATTACCCATGGAAGAGCAGAAAAGCAGTTGACATTAGATTTACTAAGACAGAGTGAATATTCCGGGAAGATTTATCTTGTAGTTGATAATAAAGACGAGCAATTATCAGAGTATAAGAAAAAATACGGAGATGTGCTTCTGGTATTTGACAAGAAAAAATATGCAAAAGGCATAGATACGCACATAAACAGTTTCAGTATGAATAGTGCGTTATTTGCTAGAAATGCTTGCATTGATTTCGCAAGACAGCTTACCTTTAAGTATTATTTTGTGTGCGATGATGATATTAAGTGTGTAAAATTTAAAGACGGGCGTGCCGGGAAGCTGAAAACGCAGGTTGCAAAAAATATTGAAAGAATATTTTCGGCAATGGTCCGATATATGGAAAATGCACCTTTGCAGGAGTTAGGGATTATACCAGATAATACATATATCGGCGGAGTAAATAATTCGGTTAAGAGGGGCGTTAAATGGAATGTGTGTCAGATAGCACTTTTTAAAACGGCATCTCCAGTAACATTCAAGAGTATCATGTGGGAAGATGTCGCTACATTATCAAGAGATATAAAAACTGGAAAAATTGAGTTTTCACCAATGTTCTTATCACAATGCACACCTGCGAATGGAACGAACGAGGGTGGATGTAAAAAGATGTATGAGAATTCTTCTGATTATGCTAATTCGTTCATGGTGTTATTAGATAGGCCAGATGCGATAAAAATAGAATTCAAAAAGGGTAAGTTTATGATGAGAAGCAATCATGCAGCAATGCATCCTTGTATTATTCATGAAAGATACCGAAAGGAGAGAGACGATGCGTGATGATTTTGCGGTATTCATCTTAACGCATGGCCGGGCTGATAATATGGCAACGGCAAAGATGCTAAAGAAAACGAATTACACTGGAAAGATATATTTCATCATCGATAATGAGGACGAGCAGGCAGAAAGATATAGAGAATTGTTCGGTAAAGAGTCAGTGATAGAGTTTGATAAACAGAAAGCGTATGATCATACGGATACGATGGACAATTTTAATAATCATAGTGCAATCATATATGCAAGAAATGAATCTTTTCGGATTGCTAAGGAGTTGGGTCTTAAATATTTCCTAATGCTTGATGATGATTATAGAGATATACATTTCAGATATAGGGATGGTGAAAAACTTAAAGCAAAAAATATCAGAAATATGGATGTGATATTCGAAGCGATGATACATTTTCTCGATGTTGTAAAAGAAATATCGGGGGGGGGTAGTTGTGCAATAGCATTTGCCCAAGGTGGTGATTTTGTTGGAGGAGTTAAGAAGAAGAGTGCAAACTTCAACAAAAGAGTTTTACGGAAGGCAATGAACAGCTTATTTTGCAGAACGGATTGTCCAATAGAGTTCAGAGGTACTATGAATGAGGATGTCACGACATATACGACATTGGGCAGTAGAGGTAATCTATTCTTTACAATTTGCGATATTTGCGTATTACAGCTTCCTACTCAGTCTCTTGCCGGAGGTATGACAGAAGCATATCTGGAATCAGGAACATATTTAAAGACGTTTTATTCTGTGATGTCGATGCCGAGTTGCATTAAAGTAAGTATGATGTATAGCAAACATAGAAGAGTGCATCATCGAATTGACTGGGAGACATGCGTGCCTAAGATATTGAATCCTAGATATAAGAAAGGGGTTAAAAGTAATGCGTAATATTACAGGAAATAAGATGCTTGCGTATATGGACAGAATACTGGACGAGAAGATGCAGAAGCCAATTACAGCAGATATATTTCTTACAAACTATTGTAATAATAAATGTCCGTACTGCACATACAGGAGATGGGAACTTGACGAAGATGCATATTCGATGAAGTACGAAGATTTTGTAAGGTATGCAGAACAGCTAGTTTTTCATATGGGAGTAAAAGGAATCATTCTTACAGGCGGAGGAGAACCGACTATCTGTAAGGATTTTGATTTAATCACAAAATGGTTAGAGGACAGGGAAATTCAGTATGGAGTAAATACGAATTTCAATAATCTGAAATATATTAAACCAGCATATTTAAAAGTGTCTCTTGATGGATGGGACGAGGACAGTTACGAGAAATGCAGGGGCGTAAGAAAATACGAGCAGGTCAGAGAGAACATTAAGAAGTATGCTGAATGGAAGATAAAAGAAAGCCAGCAGACAAGACTTGGAATTCAGAGAGTCGTGCAGGATAAAGGGGACATCTTTAATTTTTACGAAGCAAATAAAGATTTGCCTGTAGATTATATATCTTTCCGACCTGTTGAATCTACTGGGGGACAGTATAAGTATGAGGGGATGCAGGACATTATCAATGATATTAAGGCACTTGCAAAAATAGATAGCAGAGTAGTGCTTAATTTTAAATGGAGCATGATGGAGGAAGTACAATATACCTGTACAGCACAATGGGCGCAGATGGCTGTAAATGAGCGAGGTCAAGTTATGTATTGTTGCCACAAACCATATGAGATTATAGGTCATGTATTAGACTCCAATATCTTATCTAAAAAGAAATTTGCATATACAGATATGTCGATGTGTGATGTACCCTGCAGGATGACAGCACCAAATACAGTAGTGCAGGAAGTACAAGAATGCAAAGGGGAACATACCCCTTTTATTTAGTTAGGGATAAAAAGAGAGGTGGTGACGTTGGCGAATGAGGAAAACTTAAAAAAAGGTGAGCCGTATCGCTTCCGAGCAGGTGAGAAACAGGTGGAAATCGCCCGAAAAGGGGGAATCGCATCCGGAGAAGCAAGGAGAAGAAAAAAAGCGATGCGAGATACAGCAAAAATGATGATGGATATGACAATCCCAGATAACCTTACGCAATTAAAAGCGAAGCTCAAGGCAATGGGGGTTGATGAAGAGGATATAACTTACCAGGCGGCAGTTATGGTAGGGGTCATAAATCAAGCGATAAAGGGGAACACAAGGGCTGCTTCGTTTCTTAGGGATACGATGGGTGAAAATCCATCTTTGATGTTGAGAGAAAAAGAACTAGAGCAGCGTAATGCAGAATTTGAATATAAGAAACAGATGGATGCGGAGCAAAGAAGTAAAGAAGAGGAAACATCCACGTTGGCTGATGTAATAGAAGAGGCATACAGAAAGAGGATGGAGGGCGAGAAAGATGCTGAGTAGTGAAGCAACTCTTTATTATGCCGAACATCCCGTAGAGTTTGTGCAGGATATTATTCATGCAGAGCCGGATCCGAAACAAGAGGAGATATTGAGAAGCCTTGTCGCAAATCAAATGACAAGTGTTCGCTCCGGACATGGTATCGGAAAATCAACTGTGGAAGCATGGTCTGTAATATGGTTTATTCTGACACATCCTTACCCCAAGATACCTTGCACTGCTCCGACACAGCATCAGTTGTTCGATATTCTATGGGCTGAAATCAGTAAATGGAAACGAAACAATAAAGTTCTGGATTCTGAATTAATATGGACGAAAGAAAAATTGTACCTTAAAGGACATCCAGAAGAATGGTTTGCAGTAGCACGTACAGCAAGTACGCCGGATGCCTTACAAGGATTCCATGCGGAGCATATGTTGTATATCATAGATGAGGCGAGTGGTGTAGATGATAAGATATTTGAACCAGTTCTTGGTGCCTTATCGACTCCAGGAGCAAAACTGCTTATGTGCGGAAACCCCACACAGTTATCTGGTTTTTTCTATGATAGTCATAATAAAAATAGAGAGCAATATTCGACATTTCATATTGACGGCAGAAATAGCACAAGAGTATCTGAAGAATTTGTGCAGACAATCATCAATATGTATGGCGAGGACAGCGATGTATTCCGAGTACGTGTTGCAGGTGATTTCCCTCTTGCAGAGGATGATATTTATATACCACTTCCTCTAGTAGAAAGAAGCATTGCTACGGAATATGTTCCGCGACACCCACACATAATTGACGTGGGCTGCGATGTTGCACGTTTTGGCACCGATAAAACTATTATCAGTTATAGGACAGACGAAAAGGTAAGGTTCTACAAAAAGAGAGTAGGACAGGACACGATGAAAACTGCAGACGATATTGTGTCTCTTGGTATGTTGTTAGAATTTCAATATAAGCTTAGACCGGACAGGGATGCACCAATACCAATAAAAATTGACGATGGTGGTGTAGGCGGTGGAGTTGTTGATAGATTGAGGCAAATCAAGAGAAATAATCCGGGACGTTTCTGGTGGATGCAGATATATCCTGTTAAGTTTGGACAGAAGATTAGACATAAGTATTATGATGATAGCACAACGTATATGATGTCTGTACTTAAAAAACTATTGAGTCCATACGATGAAAATGGGCAGCCAAAGCCGGTCGAAATCATATTGCCGGATGATGATGCTCTTGCCGCACAGCTTTCCTGCAGAAAGTATTCGCTTACAGAAAATTCTAAAATTAGAGTAGAAAGCAAAAAGGTAATGAAAGCAAGAGGACTTCCTTCGCCGGATGAGGCAGATTCAGTTCTGCTTGTATGCTTACCGGTAAAAAGACCAAAGAAGGAAAAGAAGGGAAAATAAATGAAAGGAAAAAAAGGCAATGTCGGGGTGAAAGTTATAACTCCGAATATTCAGAAAGCAGAAGTATCGACCCAAATAAATAAAGAGAAAGCATATAACGCTGGTGATTGGATAGACCCACCAGCACGACTGGAAGGGTTAAAGGTTCTTGTTAATGAAAGCTCTATTTTGCCACAATGCATCCGAGCGTACAAAAATAATATTGCCGGATTCGGAATAGGCATAAGATATACCACTGATGATGAAGAAACTCCAGAGATGCAGTCAGAGTATGAGCGAGCATCAGAGATTGTTGAACTGCTGACTACAGAAGAAGATACAAAAGAAGTGTTCAAAAATGTGATTGAGGCAAGAGAGACGTATGGTATTGCTTATGTCGAAGTTATTAGGAATCTATCGCAGGAAGTTGTTCAGATAGATTTTATTAAAGATACTCCAAGTATAAGAAAAACACAGCCATTATTTCCTTATATCGAGTATTCTTATTATCATCATGGGCAGGAAATGAAGAGAAAGAAGAAGTACAAGAAATACAAACAAGAGATAGCTGGGACTACGGTATATTTTAAAGAGTTTGGTGACCCTCGTATTATGGATTATCGAAACGGGGAGTATGTGAACGAATTAGAATTAAAATACCGGGCAAATGAGATATTAGAGTTTGCACTGGGTTCTGAATTATATGGAGAGGTGCGATGGGTCGGACAGTTGCTTGGTGTTGATGGAAGCCGGGCGGCAGAAAGCCTTAATAATAATTATTTTAGAAATGGCAGGCATACCCCTTTGTTAATTATGGTCAATGGGGGCAGCTTAACAGATGAAAGTTTTGCAAAATTGCAGGATTACATGAACGGGATTAAAGGAGAAGCAGGGCAACATTCATTTTTGATTCTTGAAACAGAGAGTATTGAAGGGCGAGCTGACTTTGACGATGATAAGCAGCCGGAAATAGAAGTAAAAGACCTTGCAAGCATCTTACAGAGAGACGAGTTATTTCAGGAATATCTTGATAATAATAGAAAGAGAGTTCAATCAGCGTTCCTTTTGCCGGATTTGTATGTAGGGTACACAACAGAATTTAATAGAGCGACTGCACAAACAGCAATGGAGGTAACCGAAGAACAGGTATTTCAGCCCGAAAGAAAATCTCTTGCATGGGTGATCAATCATAAGTTGTTAAACAATTATAAGTTTGAGCATGTAGAAGCATATTTTCTTGAGCCAGATATTAGCAATCCTGATGATATGTATAAACTGTTGACTGTTGCAAATAATGCTGGAGGAGTAACACCTAATATGGCAAAAGAGATTCTGTGTAAGGCATTAGGACGAACCTGTGAGCCATACGATGGCGAATGGGCGGACGAACCGATTGTCGTTGGAAAAAATAAGGCAACGGCAAGTGCAGGAGGATTCGGAGCAACGATAGCCCAATTAGGAGGGCAGATTGAAAAGGCATCAAGGAATAATGAGCCACAGGAGCTAATTGCTGTCATGAAAGAAGTGCGTAAGGTGTTGAAGAAAATGCAGGAGGAAGAGGAGTGAAGATTGACACAACCCATTTGCTGAGTGCGATAGAGGACTATATAGCAAAAGCCGATGAAGATTTAAGAGATACCTTAGAGAACGAGGGATTTGTTGCGGCATCTGAAACAGTAAGGCATATCGGAGAGATAGAGGATGCCTTAGAGGATGTTCTTGACGAGGATGCTTTAGAATTTCTTGAAAGAGTAAAAGAGGCGGAAGGGGTGGATGAGTTTCTATCTGTAAGCTGGCCGGATATAAAGAATGAGGGTGATTTGGAAAAAGCATTGTATGAGATATTCAGACAGAAGTTTGATGAGATGTTTCGTTCTTTTACTTTCTCGTGGATTCTGGCCGAAGAACCTGAAATTGTAGAAGATATATCTGGCGAAGCTATTGATACTATAACAAAGCCAGCAGAAGCATTTATCAAAGGATGGTCCGGGGAATTGTCACGCATCATGAATCTTAATACGAAAGATAGTATGGAGAAAATGCTTTTAAAGGCACAGAAAAAATCATGGACGATTGATGAACTGGCGGAGGCTATCGGAGATAGCGGCATCCGAAATCATGGTTACAGGAGTCGGCGTGTTGCCTTGACAGAAACATTGAGAGTGCAGAGCTATGCACAGCAGGAAAGCATGATACAGAATCCTCTTGCTTACTCAAAAAGATGGAAACATATCATGTCTGATAATCCACGAGAAAATCATATAGCAATGGATGGGCAAGAAGTGTTTAAACGGGAAATGTTTGAGTTGACAGGGAGAAACGGAGAAACATATCTTGTCTTATGTCCGAGAGATACAAGTCTTCCGGCAGAAGAAACGGTAAATTGCCATTGCATTATGGAGACTGTGGAAAATGAAAATGCTTTAGGAATGACAGCTGATGAGAAAAAAGAATTAAGAGAGAAATATATAGCAGAAGTAAATGAGGAGTACGAAGCGTGGGAACAGAAGTTTAAAAACGATATGGGTATTGAAGAACCGAGAGACGACCCTTCTGTTACATGGGAAATATATAACTCTTATTACGAAGCTTATAGAAAGGGCGAAATTGCATGAGATTAGTTAAACAGCATGGTACAAGGGCACCATGTTTTTTTTAATATAATAAGAAATTTTTAGAAAAAGGAAAGGAGCAAAGGCTATGAAAACGATGTCGAAAATTGCAAAGTCCTATGAGATTAGCGATGCGAAAATAATGTTTGTTTCACTCGTTGACAAGGCGGCAAATAAGCATAAGTTTCTGATTACGAAATCACAGGGAAATGAAGCAGATTTTCAGACGTACGGAAGAATCTTGAAAGCTGATTCACATTACGTCACAGGTATTGTGTATGAACCCATGACAGAGGATACGGATGGGAACTACATGACTGAGGAAGAAATCGAAAAGGCGGCTCACTGGTACATGAAAAACGCTGGGGATGCCGACATCCAGCATTGTTTTGAAAAGGCAGAGGGTGTGGAGGTTGTAGAATCTTTCATTGCAAAAAGCGATATGGAGATTGAAGGACAGCAGATTAAAAAAGGTACATGGATCATGACGATGGAAGTTTCAGACGATACGGTCTGGGATTCTATCGAAAAAGGAGAAATTACAGGCTTCTCAATGGGAGGAAAAGGAAATTATAGTGTAGTTGATATTGATATTTCAGACCCAGATAACCCGGTTGAGAAGGGAGAAAAGAAAGGAAAGAAAGGATTATTTAAGGCTCTTGCAAATGCGTTCGGAATGGACGTTGTTGAAAAAGGAGCAGTAAAAGACCAGTATAAAGAACGTATCATTAGTGACAACTTTTGGACGGCATATTATACCCTTTCAGATTACTTACTGTACACATACAACCCGGATACTGGCAAGTACGAAGCAATTCACGATGAAGACAAGATTCGTGAAGCCTTAGCAGATTTTAACGAGATAATTATGAATCTGCTTAATAGTGATGATAGCGTTTTCAAATCTATTGAAAAAGCCGGAAAGAAGATGAGCGCACAGAATAAGGAAACCTTACAGGGTATTCATGACAGCCTGGGTGCTTTTCTTGAAAATTTTAATGAGGAGGACGAAGAATTGACAAAGAATGAAGTCGAGAAAATTGTAAATGATGCAATTACAAAGGCGATGGGTTCAGTAAATCAGACTACGGCACAGAACGGTTCTAATCCAGATAGTGAAGTAGTTAAGGGTGACGGAGATAAAAACGCCGCAGGAGCCGGTACGGGACTTTCAGATGGCATTACATCAGAATCTATTGAGAAAATGGTAAATGATGCGATTCAGAAAGCAATGCAGCCTGAAAAAGTAACAGCAGATAATATTGAAAGTATTATTAATGAGGCTGTTGCAAAAGCAATGGAACCGATGCTGAAAAGTACAGGGGTTTCAACAAATCTTAATAATAGTGAAGAAATTTCTAAAGGTGCAGATGGAGAGCACTACCTTCATGGATTTCTTTAAGAAGGAGGGATAAACATGGGAATGACAAACGGAAGTATTGTAAATAAGGCAGGCACAATTACTACTGGTTTAGTTAGTAGTGGATTACTCCAGCCTTATCAGGCGAAGAAATTTTTACAGCAGACTTTTGATAGTACGCCCCTGATGCAGGCAATTCGTCATGAAATTCGCACAGAAAAATCCGGAGAAATTGATAAAATCGGAATCGGAAGAAGAAAGCTGAGAGGAAAAACAGAAAATGTAGACGATGGCTACAGAGCTGGCGTTGAATTTGGTTCCATCAAGTATGAAACAGTTGCGGTTCGTCTTCCATGGGAAATCACAGAGGAAACTATTCGTCAGAACATTGAGGGCGAAAACATTGAAAGTGTTATCACTAATCTTATGACAAGACAGACTGGCATTGATACAGAAGATTTGCTTATTAATGGTGATGAGAGTATAAGCAAAAGCGACCCAGATTACGATTTCTTAAAGCTGAATGATGGAATCAAAAAGAAGATTGAGAACGAGGGGCACGTTATTGATGTAAATGGAGCTAATGATATGGAACTTGATATGTTTTATAAGGCAGTAGCGTCTATTCCTAATCGTTTCAACAATGGCAACCTTCGCTGGCTGATGAGTCCAACTAGAGCCCAGCAGTGGGAACTGTTCCTCTTAAAAAAGATTACTGAAAAAGGTGGAATGATTCCGCAGGAGCTTTATAAGAGTCCTGTCGCAATTCCATCTATGCAGGTTCCAAACCTTTCTGATGATGCGATTATTCTTGCAGAGCCGAAGAATATTATCGAAGTAAATACTTATGCCATGAAACTTCGTAAAGATGCGGCATCCAAAGATGCAATTATGCAGGATAAGAGATTCTACGTAATTCACTTTGATTTTGATGCATTGATTGAGGAAACAGATGCAACAGCAATCATCACTGGCTTGCCAGCATATAATTTCTCTGCATAAAAAGGAGGAATACTATGTATCATTTAAAATTATGTAAAGCAAAGTCCTATATGGGAATTGTTTGTGCAACAGAAAGCAAACCGGATGTTTATGTTCCAGAGAAGCAGCAGGCAGACAAGCTTGTTGCTTCTGGCTATTTTGTTCTTGCTAGTGAAGAAGAAAATACTACAAACGAGATTGCAAGAGAAGAGGTAAGCAAAGTCGAGGACACAGAGACAGAATCTTTATTTGAGGAACCCGATGAGGAAGGAGAAGATTCGCTCCTCGTAGAGCTTCAGACAAAGAGCAAGGCTGAACTTGTTGAGTATGCAAATAAAAATGGCATTGACCTGACAGGGTGCAATAAGAAAGATGAAATCTATTCACAGATCATTGAATCTATTGCCAGAGCAGATTCCGCCAGAGAAATGCTAAGAAAGGGGTAATACATGAAATGTGAAGCAATGGACTTAGGCGTATGTGGAGTAGAACAGGTTCTTTGTGCTGGTGCGGTAAAGTTCGATACAAAGGATGCTGACAAAGGGATTGTTCTTGCAGAACTCCCAGAGAACATTATTATTACAAAGGCTGTTGCGGTGGTAAATAAGGCATTTAATGCCGCAACAACGAATGTGATCACTATTGGGACAAATGATGCGGCAAACGACCTTTTAGGCTCAAGCGATGTTACCGCAGGAACAGCAAATAGTTATGTGAAAGATATGTTCAAAATCTTTAAAGAGAAAACAATCATTAAGGTTAAATATACCCAGACAGGGGCAAAGGCTACTGCCGGAGAGGCTGATATTTACCTTAATGTTGTCCGTATCCCTGAGGCTTAGATATGTTACGCCCATGGGTGTCTCCGCAGGATTTAAAAGATTATACGGAGATAAAAGAAATAAAAGAAAGAGCAGACAAAAAGCTTGCTTTTGATATTGCCAGGGCTGAACAGAAAATTATTAAGATTACGAATAATAAATTTGATGCAGAAGAATACGCAGAGAAAATGCCAGAAACCGTAAAGATGGCTATTATCTTAGTTGCGGAGGCGTATGCAAAAAATACTATTGAGAAGGCAAAGAAGCAGATAAAAAGTGAGTCTTTTGACGATTATTCGTACACTCTTGACAGTGGCATCATTGATTTAGATTCTTTGAATCTTGAAGAACTCCTGTCTGATTATATTATGTCTGAGGGAATTGGTAAGATGATGATGCGTCTTAGAGCATTGTAGGAGGTAGACATGTCTTTCGATGATTTTCTAAATCACAGATGTAATATATATCACCCGGTAAAAAAAGATGTTGATTTTGGTTATGGAATAAAGAGCGAGCCGGCAGAAGAACGATTAAAAATGCCGGATTTGGAAGATGTGCCTTGCCACTTCTATGTAAGTTCATCCCCTAAAATTGTACAGAAAGAGCCATACCCTGTTGTTGAAGGGGAGGCAAAATTGGCATTGCCTTACGGTGTTGATATAAGGGAGAATGATTTTGTAAAAAGTAGAGGCTTGATATATCGAGCTGGGATACCTAAGGCAGTACATGGCAATCACCATATTGTTGTGACGATAAAGAGAGAAGAAGGCATAAAAGGAGCGATTTAAATTGTTCGATGTTAGTGCATTAAATGAATTTTCAAGGCGATGCGAAGCTTTGAAAGCAGACTTAAAACCATATGCTGGAAAAGTTCTTGAAGAAGCCGGGGAAGAATTCCTCAATATTGTGCAAAGTGCAATAGAAGGGGCCGGCAATGTAGATAAAGGGCGGTTGCTCGCTTCGTTTACAAAAGGTGGACCGGGGAACATTTGGGTATTAAACACAGGAGGCCTTACATTGGAAATAGGGACGAATGTGGAGTATGCAAAATGGGTAAATGATGGACACAGACAGCAACCTGGACGATTTATTCCCGGATACTGGGAGGGTAATCATTTCAGATATAGTCCAGGTGCAAAATCTGGAATGGTGTTAAAAGCATCATTTGTAGCCGGCTCTCATTACTTTGACAGGTCAGTGCAAATTTTTGAAAGAATGTTTCCTGAAATGATGGATAAATCATTTGAACAGTTTTTCCGCAGGTATTTTAGTTAATCAGGAGGATAAGGATGTATGAAAAATATAGATACCCCATTAGGGCAGCACCTTGCATCTGTTGTAAGGTATGTGCAAGACAACTCAAAAGAGGGAACAAAGTGGTACTTCGATGAGATACCGGAGGATTTCTTTGTTCCCTCTGTTTATTTCCAGATACCGAGTATTTCTGGCAGTAAGGTGACCTTATCTTCATATAAAACTACTTATGTGCTGAATTGCTGGTTCATGGATTTAAAGGACTGGGACGCTTATTCAAGGGCAGAAAATATTAGGGATTCCATATTGATAGATAATACGGTAATTCCTTTGATTGATATGTCCGGAGAATATACCGGAAAAGGCATAAGGACAGGCGTGCCAGAAATAAGAAAAATAGACGAAGGAATAGTGCAGTTAACAATTTCCTTCGATACATATCTTACAACAAGGACTAAAACAGAAAAGATGCAAAAATTATATATTGCATGGAATAATGCAAAAAAGTTAGTTGATTAATCGGGAAGGAGGAACAATGGCTGTAAAAAAAGAAGCTGTACAGGCTGTAGAAGAGGCAAAGGAAGAAAAGAAAGATACAGGACATGTTCAGAAGTTTTCTGTTAAAAAGTTAATGGAACATTGCATGGATATATTTGGAGTATCACAGAGCACATTTGCCGGTGCTATGTATGGGCACGAAGGAACAAAGTATACGATTGATGAAGCTAAACTCATTCTTGATGAATGGCTTTATGGAAAGAAGGAGGGCAGTAAATAATGGCAGGTGGAACTTTTAAAATGTCACAGCCAAAAGTAAGACCGGGCACTTATGTAAATGTCAAAAATGGAAGACAGGCGACAGCTCCAAGTTCAACTAGAGGTGTTGGAGTTATTCCTCTAATTGGATATGACTGGGGACCGAGAGGACAATGGATTGTAGTTTCTTCTGATTCACCAGATGGGCATTTATCAGAATTTGGCCGTTCTATTTATGACGATAGTAATTCGGCTATGATTATGCTTCAGTTGATGCTACTTGGAGCAACTACAGTATATGTATATATCCCGGATGGAGGAAAAGCAGCATCAGGAAAAACTACGCTTGATGCCAGCAAAGAAATGACGATTACTGCAAAATATAAAGGCAGTCTTGGAAATAAAATCAAAATTGTTTCTATTGAAAATCCGGCAGGTGGTTTTGATGTATCAGTTATTCTTGATGGTTCGGAAGTGGAACTGTTCGAAGGGGTAAAAACGGTTGAGGATTTAAAAGATTGCTCCGAATATGTAACTTTTACAGGAGCAGGAACATTAAAGGCATTTGCTAGTGTATCACTGACAGGTGCAACAGATGATGTTTCTGGAAATGCTGGTATTTCGGATTTCTTAGATAAGTCAGAAAAAGTACGTTTTAACTGTATGTGTTTTCCAAGTACAGAAAGTTCTTTGCAGACGGCACTGCTTACTAAGATTAAATACATCAGAGAGAGTATCGGATGGAGATGCCAGGCTGTAGCCCCTAATTTTTCTGCGAATTATGAAGGCATTATCAATCTTGTAAATTCCTTTGCATATGGAGAAAAGGAATTGACAACAGCAGAAGCGTGTGCATGGTTAGCAGGAGCAACAGCCGGGGCAGACTATGTCACATCTTTGACCTACAAGACTGTCACAGGCGCAACATATGTGGTCGGAGAAATGAATAACGAGGCTTCTATTGAGGCGATTAACGCTGGAAAAACATTTTTCAGTGTTGACGAAGCTGGGGAGGTTATTTTGGAATATGACATCAATAGCCGCGTGAAACTTGATTCTGAGACCCCACAGGATATTAGAAAAAATAGACCATTGAGAGTTTATGATACTGCGGCAAATGACTTACTTCTTATGTTTCCACCAAACAAATTTAGTAACGATGAGGACGGTTGGAACGCAATGGAAGGTTTAGGTCGCTCAAGACTCCAGCTCTATGAAGATGACGGAGCGACAACAAACGTAAATCTCGATGAGGATTTCTTAGTTGATAGAGGAAAATCAAGCGGAGATTCCACTTATATCAGAATGGGATTACAGGCCGTTGACAGTGCAGAGAAATTCTATATTGATGTGATCACAAGATAGATAGAAGGGAGAGTAAATGGCAGGAGGAAAAGTTAATAGTAGACCACTTTCTGCAAGAGAAGGAAAGGCTTATATTGACGGCGTTGCAGTCTATGACGCCTGCAAATTTAAAGTTGTTTTTAAACCAGATGTTTGGGAAGGAAAACAACTTTCTGAACAGGGAACAAACCGACGTTGGATAGGATATGATATTGAGGTAACCTTGGAAGAGTGGAAATCTACTAATAGATATAAGGACATGGTTGACAAATACCTTAAATCTGGAGTAACCCCAGAATTAACAATTCAGGGTATTCAGACGGATAAAAATTCAGATTTCTATGACAGAAACGGCAGCAACAAGATAACTTGCGTAGGATGTGTTCCTATTGATGATATTTCTCTTTCTGACATGGATACAGATGGAGATGTTGTTAAGGACTCTGTTAAATTCGGAGCAAAACGCATAGCGTAACAAATAATTTTAAATTGCAGATATAGTAAAACAGGGAGAGGCTTTAACCTCTCCTTATTTTTAGGAGGATTTTATCATGGACATGAAAGCATTTATGAAAGAAGAATTAAAAACTGGAGGAACAATGGAGTTTCCAGGCATTGAAAGATTTAAGGATAGCAAAGGAAATGTAATTCCATTTATTATTAAAAAACTTTCAGCAGCAGAATCGAGAGAAATTCGTCTTAGACACAGATCAAAGAAAGTTTATCGTGACAAGAAAAACAATAACAGACCGGTAATTTCAGCAAATGGACAGGTAGCGATGATTGAAGAGTATGATTCTTATCTGGCAGGTCAGGAACTCATGGTCGAAGCGTTTGTGCAGCCTAAGTTAGACGATAAAGACCTTATGGAATTCTATGGAGTATATGACAGGCTGGAAATGCCGCAGATTATTTTTTCAAGCAAGGAAGATTTCCAGTATGCTGATGATTGCCTTATGATTGCATTAGGTATCAAAGAACAGAAAAGAGATGATGAAGTAATTAATAAATTAAAAAATTAATGTCTGGGCATGATGACGAAGAAGACACCGATGGTCAAGAATGGCGATGGGCGCACATTTTATGGCAGAAACGAGGAATCCGATTAGAAGATTTTGCAGAAATGCCACGAAATGTAAAACTAGCTTATATCGCATCAGAACAACTTGCTTCTGAATCGCCTCTCAACCCAAATGATAGGCTCGCAAGAGCATATCTTACACAGGGCAGGGGGTGAGAAATGAGCGATATAGCTTTAAGAATGACATTAGTTGATGATGTCAGCAATAAATTAAATAAAATTGCAACAAGCGGAAAAAATGTAGCAACCCAGTTAGCGACAGCTGGGAAAGAAATAGATAAAGCTTTTCAGACAAAATCACCAGATACATTTGTATCTAAAGTTGGAAAAGCAATGTCGGAGGCGGAGAAAGAGGTTGAGAGTCTTGGAAGTACTATTGATAGTATAGATGATTCATTTTCTTCCAAATCTGGTCACTGGGATATTAGTAATTCCGGCATGACTTGGATTGACGATGTAGCAGAGCAGGCAGAGGAAGCAGGAAAAAGTATGGACAAAGCCTCTAACTCTGCAAAGAAGCTAAAAGACGGTCTTTCTGGCGTTGGGGATGATGCCGATGGTCTCTCAGATGTTGGAGATGATGCAGAAGAATTAGGAGAATCTATGAGCAGCGCCTCTGGACAGGTTGTAGATTTTTCTGGAGCGTTAAAAACTCTTTTTGGGGTTGCCGTTGGGGCAAAGGTATTCGGAGAGGTAAAGGACTATATATCAAACTCTATTGAGGTTGGAAAAGACTATACCTCTATGATTTCCGAAGTTGCGGCAATATCTGGGGCAACCGGCTCTGATTTAGATTTGATGGAAGAATCAGCCCGAAAATGGGGTGCTATAACCGTTTTCTCGGCTTCCGATGCGGCAGAGGCATTAAAGTATATGTCTCTTGCTGGCTGGAGTGCACAGCAATCTACTTCGGCTCTCGGTGGCGTACTTAATCTTGCAGCAGCGAGTGGTATGGGACTAGGCGAAGCCTCAGACATGGTGACGGATTATTTGTCGGCATTCGGTATGGAAGCAAGCAAGTCGGCTTATTTTGCCGATATGTTAGCTTACGCACAATCAAACAGTAATACCACAGCGGCACAGCTTGGCGAGGCATACAGAAATTCTGCGGCGAATTTACATGCGGCAGGGCAGGACGTTGAAACAACTACATCTTTGTTGGAAGCTATGGCGAATCAAGGCTATAAAGGTTCTGAAGCTGGTACCGCACTAGCCGCAACCATGCGTGACATTACACAAAAAATGGAAGACGGAAATATCCAAATAGGTGATACTTCTGTTGCAGTTCAAGATTCTCAGGGGAATTTCAGAGACTTAACTGATATTCTCATGGACGTTGAAAACGCAACAGACGGCATGGGTGACGCACAAAAGGCGGCGGCTTTAGGCTCTACTTTTACATCGGATTCTATTAAAGCTTTGAACATGATTCTCACAGAGGGCATGGACAAAGTTTCTGGATACGAGAAAGCGTTGCGTTCGGCATCTGGAACATCAGACCAGATGGCCGGCACAATGAATGATAATCTCAGTGGAGATATGGCAAATATGCAGTCTGCATTAGAAGAAATGCAGTTACAGTCGTTTGAAGCGTTAGAAGAACCTCTTAGGGGATTTGTGCAGTATGCAACAAATGACGTGATTCCTACGCTTACTGAGTGGGTTCCTGAGGCTGTTGGTTCATTAGCTGATGGCGTATCCGAATTAGGCCAGGCATTGTCTCCAATTTTCGAGACGATTATCAAAAATCCGGAGGCTGTAGGAAATGCTTTTATTAGTATGGCGGCAGGATTAACTGCACTGAAAGCTGTAAATACAGGATTTAAAATTGCAGATAAAGTCACTGAGTTGGGAGGTATGACAAATGCACTTTCTAAATTCGGTACAATGCTCTTTGGAAATCCATGGGCAGCTGGTGCGGCGGCTACCGTTGCCGCATTAACGGCAGTAGGGCTTGCGATTCATTCATACAATAAACAGCAGGTACAGGATAGTTTGAGTGAACGATTTGGGGATATTGAACTGACATCGTCTCAAATCAAAGATAGTGCTGAGCATATAATAAATGCGAAATACCTTGTGAATGTTGAAGGTGCATTAAATAAGTTTGAAAATGCGGACCAGTTGGCAGAGGATGCAGAAAAAGCTTTGCACGATAATGATGCTATCGAATGGCAAGCATCTATCGGAATGACTTTAGATGAGTCTTCGATTAATACTTATACGCAGAACATAGATACATTTATTCAATCCAGTATTGATGAATTAGAATCAAGAAGTTATGCAGCAACAATCACAGTAGAGACTATGATTGGAGGAAGTGAAGAGGGACAGACACTCGCCGGAAAAATGGGAGAGTGGGCATCGGCAGATCAACTCGAACTGAATACGCTTTCTAAACAATTAAAGTCTGCTGTTGAAAAGGCACTTAAAGATGGTGTACTGGATGTAAATGAGCAGGCTGCAATTTCTATACTTCAAACAAAGATGAATAATATTCTTGCTGGATGGCAAGAAGCAGATTCACAGGCACAACTTGATTTAATAGAGCAGAATTACTCTTCACTGAGTGGAAAAGATTTGACGGCGAAATCTTTTGAGAAATTAGTCACAGAACTTGGAAAACAGAGAAAAAGTAATTCAAAGACAATGGATAGCTCTTACACGAGTTTAATGTCAACTCTTCATGGCTTTGATAATTCTGGTCGGCTGGAGGAGGCTGGGTTAAGCTTTGATAGTTTAAAAACTCAGGCTGACTATGCTTACAGAAATGCGAAAGCAAGTTCTCTTAAAAATAGCGTGGATTTTGAAAGTAAGACGGTTTCTGATACATATGGAGATACGCTTGAAAAAAGCGAGAAATCTATGCAGAAGAGTGCCGGAAGTTCTTTCTATCAAGCAAATAGCCTGATGGAGCAGGGAGATGAACAGCTGGCATATAATCAGTTGACGACGGGATACTCACAAGCCATGCAAGCGGCAAGACCGACATCAAATAAAGAGGCTGGGGCTTTGCAAGAGATATATAGTGCAATGCAACCAGATGCAAGTACAATGCAGTCTCTTGTTTCTGAATATCAGCAAATGGGTCAGGCTATTCCACAGGAATTAATGACATCATTTAATAATGCGATGCAAGTCGGAGCCGCCGCAGGCGACACAAGTGCAGCTTGGCAGGTATATGCAAATCAGATGATTGCAGACCCGGCGAATGATGCCCTTGTAAATGCGATTCAAGATGGAACACAGGATGCACCGCAAGAACTGAAAGATGCATTAAATATTGCGATGGCAGATACAACAACAGACCCGTTGCAAATGAGTGATGTTGCAGTATCTTTATCAAGCCTTGACCTTGATGTGTCGCAGATTGCAGAACTTACTGGTATGACCGAAAGCGAAGTTCAGGAAGCCTTAGACAAGATGGATGTCAAGGCAGAAAAGGACGTTAATCTTGAAACGAAAGCTGGCGAAGTGGATGATTCAGGTGCTAAAGAAGTTGGAGAAAAGGCAAAAGAAGAAATACAAAGTAATGCCGGCAAAGATGAAACTATCGAGAAAAAAGAAAATATCAAGTATAAAAAAGGTTCCGTAGATAAATCTGAATTAGAGAGTGAGTCCGGAAAGGAAGAATTGCCGGAAAGGACCGCGGAGCAGACTGTCAAGACTGACGAGAAGTATGTGAAAGGTTCTGAGGATAAATCCCAGCTAGAGAGCGAATCCGGTAAAAAGCTCCCGGATGGAACCGCTCAGCAGGATATTACCACGAACCAGACATACAAGCAGGGAACAAAAGATACTTCTCAGCTTGACAAAGAGTCCGAGGCCGCACAACCAAAGACTACGACTCAACAGGTAACGGCAAATACGCAGGTAACTGCTGGTTCAGATAACTTTGCCACTGTTTCAGCGAGTCTGGCATCAAAATTTAGTTCTGCTTTAAAAAGTGCTTTTAATAAGACTTTTTCAGCAACAGCAAATGCATCTATCCATGTTAATTATTCCATTGCAAACCCGACCAAAACTATTACATTTTCTGGTGGTGGTTCTGGTACTGCAACTGTACATGCACATGCGTTAGGTGGCATTTTTGACGAGCCTCATTTTGGTGTTCTTGCCGAGGCTGGGCCAGAGGCATATATACCTATTGATGGCTCTGACAATGCAAAAGGTATCTGGGAGGAAACCGGACGAATGCTTGGTATGTTGGGAAATGATGCCCCAATACAGGTTGCACCTACCGGCATCTCAAATAATAATTCTACATTTTCTAAAAATGAGGATGCAGGAGTTAAAGATAGCCACAGGACTATTGATATAAATATCAATGGTAATGGCAAAATCAGTATTGATAAAGGAACGTCAAAAGAGGAAGTTGTACAGATATTACTTGATAACGCAAAAGATATTTTTGTTAGCATTGTTGAACAGGAGGCTCTTGTAGGAGGTGACGCATCTTATGAGTACTAAGGAAAGTAACCCAACAAAATATCGTATGTATTTCAATTACAATAACGACAAAGATGTATATGTTATTCCTATGCTTCCTGAGAAAATTAAGGCACAGGCGAAAGGGAAAACAATATCTATTGACATTGACAAATTCGGTGAATATGTAGAGAAGGGAAAACGGGATGCTATGATCATCTCGTTTTCTTCTTATTTCCCTGCCGTATATGGCAGAAGTTATTGCTCATGTCTGAAAAAGGAATTCAAGTCTCCTGAAAAATGGCATAAATGGATGTTAGCTCTCGAAGGGAAAAAGCTTCCGTTTCATTTCGTACTGGAGGGCTCGCCACTTGCAATTAATATGTACGCCATTATTACTTCTTATAGTGCTGAGGAAGCAGGAGGAGACGTTGGAACAATTTCGTATTCTATAGAATTGAAAGAATTTCGCAAACCTTCTCTTAGTACATACAAAAAGAAAAAGAAGAAAAAAGCAAAAAAGAGTAAGGGAGGAAAGAGAACAAATAACAAGGCAAAGACAAAAAAATATATCGTCAAGAAAGGGGACAGCCTTTGGAACTTAGCTAAAAAGTTCTACAAAGATGGGAAGAAACAGACGAAAATCTATAATGCAAATAAAAGTGTTATAGAAAAAGCTGCAAAAAAACATGGGAAAGGCTCATCAGGGAAAGGAAAGTGGATTTACCCTGGTACTAAGCTGACAATACCATAAAGGAGTTTTTGATAATGAATGATATTAAATTGCTCGTAGGAAGAAAGCAAACTTTTAAAGATTGTACAGCATTAGTACAGAAGGCTTCTGTTACCGGGAGAAGAGGAGATGCCCCGCGAACTTTTACAGCTACTCTGTCGGATTCAGAAGATCATGCAAGATTAGCGGCAAACTGTGCCGAAGGACAAACTGTCATTTTTTACTATGATAGCGAAGAGGAATTTCGAGGGCTGTTAATGACAGATGGCAGAAGCAATAAGAAAGTTTTGACGCTGAAAGCCTACGATAATTGTATTTATCTCTGCAATAATAAGCGCTCCTTTTCTTACAAGAAAAAAACTGCAACATATATCTTTAAGGACTGTCTGAAAAAGCTGGGACTGAAATTAGGGTCAGCAGTAGACACGAAACATAAGATAGGTGAACTTGTAAAAAAGAACACAACCTACTGGGATGTGATACAGGATGCATTGAGTCAGACTTATAAAACGACTGGCATTCGTTACTATGTATATTCGTATAAAGGCAAAATCTATCTTGAGAAACGAGTGGTGCAGTCTACGATGCCAATTTTGGAACTTGATTCAAATATCCAAACTTACGATATGACACGCTCTATTTATAATACTCGCACAAGATTAGTTTTAAAAACTTCTAAGGGAAAGAAAAAGGGAAGTACGACAATCAAGGATTTAGAGAAAAAAATAGGGCGTTTTCAAGAAGTTGAGAGTGTAGATGAAGATATTACATCAACGGAGATTAAACAGCGAATAAAAGCATTTAAGTTAGAAACAGGGATTGTTTCAAAAGAACTTAAAATTACTGCAATCGGGAATATGAAGTGTAAATCCGGAAAATGTATATATGTGAGGATGCCGGAAATCGACACAAAGAGAATAATGTTTATTGAAGAGGATACGCACACTTTTGAAAACGGCTATCACTCCATGGACTTAAAACTCACATACGAAAAAGCTTCTGGAGGAACTTCTAGTAAATCTTCTAAAAAGAGCAACACAAAAAATAGTAAGTATACTGTCACTGCAAAAAGTGGATTGCAGTTACGTTCAGAACCGAACGGGAAGATACTTTCCACGATGTCTTATGGTACGACTGTTACTTCTGATAACAAGAAAAAAGGTAACTGGATTCATGTTAAATATAAAGGCAGTTGGGGATATGCACATAAATCTTGGTTAAAAGGCTAGGAGGGATATGATGGGGAATAATATTACAGATATAATCCGACAAATAGTAGAACCAAGCTTGCCAAGTATTGCCGTAGGGAATGTGATAGAAACTAACCCACTGACTGTTATTCTGGCGAATGATGCGGACATTGTATTATCAGCACAATCATTAATTGTAGCAAGTGATAAATTGCCACTTGAAATAGGCGAAAGTTTGTATTTGTTAGTGTTGAACAGAAACAAAATTTATTATGTTTTAGATAGAGTGTGAGGAGGTGCGGCATATGGATGAAGATGAAATTATCACTAATCCGTTTGAAGATGATGAGGACGAATTAGAAGAGGATACTACAATATATCGCACTTATGGCATGGATACTAAAAACAAAAGAATTGTCGGAAAAGTTGATGGAATGGAAGCTGTTTTGCAATCTATTTTTAAAGCTTTACAGACTCGCCGATTTGCTTATTTGATTTATGATGATCAGTATGGCTTTGATGGTTATAACAAAATTGGGAATACCGCCCTGACACAAGGCTATCTTGAGGCAGATATGCCGTCCATGATCGAAGATGCGTTCTTGAATGATGAGGCAATAGTGAGTATAGACGATATTAATTTTCAAATAATTGAAACGGACGGGGTACAAATTTCGCTCTCTGTTTCGACTATATTTGGAGATGCAGATTTTGAGGGGGTGATAACTGATGGCTGATGCAAGCAAAATTGCAGATTATAAAGAGGCGATTGAAAAGATGAAAGAAGCTGCACAGCTTGAAATTAATCGTACAGAACCAGTTAAAAATATTGAAGATTTATCCCTTGATGATGTTACGGAAGATGCATTGATTGAGCAATTTTTTGAAATGGGTGAGGAACTTGGAGTTGATACGAGGCAGGGAAGTATTTACTGGGATGCTTGCATGGGTAGCATTATTCGCACAGCAATGTTCTTTGACCAGCTTGCATCTGTGAATGAAATTATCTCTTTGCAGACATGCACAGGGGATGTTCTAGACGAAAAACTGGAAGAGAGAGGATTAACGAGAAATCCTGCAGAAGCGACACCTGCGATTTATAAAGTTATTTTCGTAGGAGAAGTTCCAGAAATAGATTCGGTTATGAGTTGCGATGATTATTTATTTACATTGCAGGACAGGGACGGGGAGTATGTCATTGTTTCGGATGATGTTGGAACAGAATTAAATGACTTGATACCTGGAACAGAAGTTATTCCAGAGCTTGATGTTGATGGACTGATTAGTGCTACGCTTGGAGAATTATTAATACCGGCTATTGATGTAGAGGATGATGATTCGGCAAGAGAGAGATTGATTAATAAAATTTCTGGACCAGATGAGAATGGAAATAAGTCGCAGATTCGTACTTGGTGTGAATCTGTCGATGGAGTAGGAGCTGCTAGGATAATGCCATTGTGGAATGGTCCAAACACAGTTGCAGGAGTAATTGTTGGCAAAAATGGATTAGTTCCAACTTCTGGTGTTGTGGAAGCTGTACAGACATATCTCGACCCTGGATGTACCGGTATGGGCGAGGGAGTTGCAAATTTAGGACAGTTTTTTACGGCAATCGCAGTTGAAGCAGTCACTATTGATATTTCTGTTTCTGTGTTAAAAAAAGAGGATTCGACTTACTCTGGAATACAGACGAATTTTAAAGAATTGTTAAAAAAATATTTTCAGCAATTAGCTCTTGAAGATTATGCCAGAGGAATGGCTGTTCGTTATGTGCGAATTGGAGCAATTCTCGAAGGCATGGATGAGGTTATAGACTATGATAAATTGACCCTTAACGGAAAACCTGCAAATGTTACATTTACAATGTTACAGATACCTGTGCTTGGGGAGGTGGCTGTGGATGGAAATATTCAATAGGGAACGTTCGGAGTACGAGGAAATTGTAGCGATTAGCCCTAAATGGTGGACTGAATACAGGGAAATGGATGCAGTTTACAGATATGAGGGCTGGTGCTTAGACCTCATGGCATATTTCCTCGACAGGTCTATAAAAAATCTTTTTCCTTCACAAGCAGACGAAAGGTCACTGATTATATATGAAAGGTTGCTAAGAATAGAGCATGATATTCAAGATACGATAGAAGAACGCCGAAGAGTAGTGCAGGCATATTATTCTGGCACTGGAAAGCTTTCAAGGAGTGTTATTCAATCCATTGTAAAAGCGTATGGAGATTGTGACTGTGAAGTGAGCTGGTTAGACCATAGCAGTTTGCGGATTAGAATCATATGCAATGATGATAAATTATTCTCGAATAAGAGGATTTATCAAATTATTGAAAGAAGGTTTCCGGCACATCTCTCTTTTATTGTTAGCAACATATTGTGTATCTTCTTTACAGAAGAAGAAATCAATTACAACAAAATAACATACAGAACTTCGTTTGATTGGTGGGATCTTCCGGCATTGGATGGGAAATATTTTCTTGATGGTACAGTAAAACTTGATGTTAGAATTCCACCATTTTTTATAGCTGTTCAAAAAATTCTTATTGAGAACAAAGAACAAATATTTTTTGGGATGTTATGTGAAAAATTTAATTGCATAACTTCTTCTAATGCAGGAACATTAGCAAAACACAGAATCTTAATGAATTGGTGGGAAGGAAGGCATACGCTTGATGGAAGAAAAAATCTTGATGGGACATGGCTGCTAAACCAAGATACCCCACCGTATTTTATTTCGCAAACTCATAAATCAATAATTCAAAACGAAGAGAATTTTTCAGTATCAATGTATGTTCCCGACAGAGACAAAAATCTTGACGGAACATGGCTGCTGGATGGTTCAATAAAACTTAATTCGGGAAAGGAGGAACTGTAATGGCAGGAACAACCGTTACAACTAAAGCAAAAAAGAAGATGCTTCAGGCAAGAGCCGGAATTGCGGCATTGCCAAAAATCACAGGAATGGCATTCGGAACCGGGGGCGTGAATGAGTCGGGGGCGATTATCCCACACTCTGCAGAACAGAATGTGCTTCATAAAGAAGTGCTCAGGAAAGCTATAGACGGATATGAGGTTGTATCAGACACAAAGATTAGATATAGCTGTACTCTTGCAGAAAACGAACTTGCAGGAGTTTATATCTCAGAGTGCGGCTTATATGATGCAGATGGAGACATGGTTGCTATGAAGTCATTTATGAAAAAAGGAAAAGACGGAGACATGGAGGCTGTTTTCGAATGCGAGGATATGTTCTAAAGGAGGGTAAGTTATGTCATATTTTGATGTGAGCAATGCCACGTTCAATGAGCAGTTAAGGATGTTAGAAACAACAGACCCTGCACATGCAGACGTGTTTAATTCTATTTTTGGTCAGCTTATTGAAAATGATGTCTCTTTAAAAGAGGCGGTAACATCATTCGTAGGTACAAAAAATGAGCAGGCATTGTTCCTTTTAAATTTACACAAAGATGGTAAACGATACGGAGTGCATTTTGACAATTACGATGTGACACCTGCAGTTACCGGAACAAGATTATATGATGCAGTAGGAATGACAGCATCTCCATCCACTAATACTGTTCGTGCTGTCAATGATTTTGACGGAAAAGGGCCTTTTGCTTTTCTTGAAGTAAATGGTTCCGTTGATGAAGACGGAGAATTTCAAGTTCAGTATATTAAAGATATTGATAATGAGTTTTCTCGTACAAAATATGATACATGGTGCTTATATTTAACGCATTATGTGTATAGAAAATTTGATGCTAATGGGGAGACTACCGTAATCTCCGACACAAGGCATAGCGATGAATGGTTGCCGGAAGGTGGAGCAATCCGCATCAATGGAACTATTCGTCCGTTTGTTGCGATTGCAAAATATATGGCTAGTGAAGAAGAAGGAGGAAAAGCTGCCTCTGTTAGTGGTGGAATTCCTGGCTGGTATGAGGTGAAGAGTAATAACGCTAAACCAGACGAAGCTTTAGTGGTGTGGCATGAATTTAGGAACTACAGTTTTACATCTGCATTGACTCATATGCGAGAAAAAGGCACACAGTATTGTGCGGAGACAACGCAGGATTCCGAAAGAATGACAAGACTTATGGAAATTGCTTTCGCAACGAAGCACAGCCGTTCTGTGATGGCTGGCTGTAACTGGTATTGGTACCAGTGCCCTGCAACTGTGCAGGAAACAGATGTGGAACGCATTATTATTTCAAAATCTAATGCTAAAAATCTTGTTATTGGCAGTACGGTATCGATTGGAAACGCAACAGCACTTACAAGCGAAAATAAGCCGAATCTGGATAGAGGACAGTCCGGAATACATGCCAAGGCAAACAGAGTCACAATCACAAAAATTGAAGATTACGACGATAATAATTCTGCTGTGTATGTTGATAACCATGGAAAAACATTTTCGACAGCTTCAACAATCGTATCCGGCGTGACCTGTGACACATACATCAGTACAATGCCATGGAATACAGGAGGATGCGATAATGTTCTTGGAACTTGCGGTTCACCGACAAGCAATACCAGTGGAAAAGAACCATACATTTTATTTGGTGTTGAGATGTCTTCCGGATTCTGGGAACCTAAAGGAAATACAGTTGTGAAAATTGAAAATCATGTGATGAGGGCGTACATCTGCTATGACTGCACAAAAATGACTACAGCAGGAGCAACAACAGCGGACTGGGTTGCAGTCGGATATGAGATTCCTGACTGTAAAGAATCATGGAAGTATATCGCTAAACTTGGTTATGATGCTGATAACCCAGAAGTTCGTTATCCTGTGGCAGTAGGTGCGACATCCTCAACGGGATATGCGTGCGCTTGCTACACGAACAATTTAGAGACAACTGGGGACGGTCAACGAGAAATTCTTGGCTCCGGCGCCCTGTACCATGGGTCGAGTGATGGCCGCCGGGTTGCGCATCTGAACGGCGGGCTTTCTTACTCGTACTGGAACTATGCCGCTCGTCTTTCTGCTTCTGGGCGTTGTGGACGTAAGGCCGCATAAGCAGGGGGTGAATTGCCATAATTGGCAAGAGGGGTTCTCCCATTTGAAGCAGAGCAAATCAAAATGTAACTAATAAATATAAACAGGACTTACAGCACAACGGCTTCCGTTCTTGGCTCCGGCAACCTGAACAATGGGTCGAATGATGGCCGCCGGATTGCGAATCTGAACAACGGGCTTTCTAACTCGAACTGGAACTATGCCGCTCGTATTTCTGCATTATTTGAATGTGCTGTATTTCGTTTCCCTAGAGGAAGCCTCGAAAGAGCTGGGGCGGAATGCCCGAAATTGATGAACCAGCATGCGATCGACATTTGTGTCGGTAGCACCCTGTGGCGGTAGTGGACACAGGAGGGGGCTAGTAGTAAAACCGAAAGTCCTTGAAGCAGAAAGAAAAGAGGAAGGATGAAAACATATTGTAAACATCTGGTGGTATCAGATGAAAATAAGATTTTTAATGATATTACAGAATATCTGCATGATAAATATAAAAAAGGAGGCGTTGTCTGCTTTTTCTCGAAATATACTCGAGAATCAAAAGAGTATGTCAGAGAAAATTTTAAGCCAGGCAACAAATTCTGGATTCAAACACATTTAAAATTATCATGCGATATGGCATTTCATATTCGCAATCGGACAATGAAAGAGCATATTATGGCATATAGTTATAAACAACCTTTGATACGCTATAAGAAAATCAAAGACAGAGGAAGTGGAAAAGAAAGAATCCTCGGTCTTGAAACTCTGTTGTTCAGATTGTATGAGGTTGTAACCAGAAATGCGACAGAACCGATGTTTCAAGCAAAAGTTGGGGTATATCAATGTTCGTCTATTGAAGGCAGAGGACAGAACTACGGAAAGAAAGCAGTTCGTAAATGGATTTCTAACGATGTAGAAGGAACGAAGTATTTTGCAAAAGCAGACGTAAAGAAATGTTATCCATCTATGCAGCATAGCAGGCTACTTCATTTCTTACACAGAGATTTAAGAAAGTCAGAAGAACTTCTCTATATGTATGAAACGTTCTTTGAATTATATGAGGAATATCCATCGCCGGAAGCGATAGCACCCAATGTTGGGATACTTATTGGTTCTCCAGTATCAAAAGACCTTTGCAATTATTTCCTCTCGTATGCGTACCATTACGCATCAGAATGTCTGGTTAAAGAAACTTGCCGCAGAGGGCAGATAAAAAGAAAACGATTAGTAAAGCACGTTATTTTCTATGCTGATGATATAGTTATGTACAGTTCAAATAAAAGAGAACTAAGGACGGCTGTTGATATGATGATGAAATATATGGTTGATTATCTTGGAATGACAATAAAGTCAGACTGGATTATAGCGAAAACAATGTTCAAAGACGCAGACGGAGTTTCAAAAGGAGTTATGCTTGACTACATGGGATTCCGATTTCATTCAGGAGTAGTAAGTACAAAATACTACGCAAAAGATAGAAAGAAGCATCGAGAGACATGGGTAACTATTCGCAGAAATATATTTTTAACAGCACGAAGAAAACTGGCCGGATTTTCTAAAAAGTTAAAAAATCATATTGAGGTCACTAAGAAGTTTGCAATGAGTATAACTTCAACATTCGGATGGTTTAAGAATACGAATATGGTTGAGTATAGGAAACAAAATCATATAGACAAACTTGTGAAAGTTGCAAGGAAAATTGTTAGTGATTATGCAAAGGGCAAGAAATATAACGAAAAGAAATATTATAAGATGTGGAGGCAATACTATGCATGTTGTAAATAGTCCTGAGAGTATGGAGAAAGTACTGTATAAGGTAAAGCCAAACGGAATTGCCGATGTCTGGCTCCGTAATAATGAAAAATTAGTACAGCCTGCAACCGAAGAGTTGCAGGAAAGCTATGAGGCAGACGAGATATTCTGTCAGGTAGATTCAACTGTGATTTCAAAAGATGAGATTATGGCTGATTTTGACTTCTGGTTTTCCATGTTATCTCAACTGCCTAATTCATTCGATGCGAACGAATTAGGTATTGAAGCAAGAAGAACTGCAAAGATTTCAGAAGTTTCAAACGAGTGTGAGAATACAATCATTTCTGGGATTGATGTTGAGCTGAATGGCGAAAAACAGCATTTCAGCCTTGCAATTCACGACCAGATCAATCTCTTTGGTAAACAGGCTCAGATTTCCGCAGGAGCAAAACAGTGTGAATATCATCAAGATGGTAACCCTTGCAAGTTCTATACAGCGGATGAAATGAGCACAATTATTACTGCCGCTATGGAACACGTTTCTATGCAGCAGACATATTGTAACAGTATGTACGATTGGATTAAATCATGTGAGTTAGCATCACAGATTGAAGCGATTCAGTACGGAGATGAAATTCCAGAGAAATATCGGTCTGTTGTGCTTAAAGAATATTTAAAAAAGGAGAGTGATTAACTATGAATGTATTTAAGAATATCTTTAAATACCTGTTTCTTTTTTTCTTCGGAGGAGGGATTTATTGCCTTGCTGAGATGCTGTTCCGAGGACATACACACCCTACTATGATTCTCGTTGGGGGTACTTGTTTTTTAATCTGTGGAGTACTCAATGAAGTTATTTCGTGGGAGATGCCGTTACCGAAACAAATGCTGATATGTGCTGTTTGTATTACGATTATTGAATTTATTTCCGGCATTATATTAAATATACATCTTCAACTTGCTATCTGGGATTATAGTAATATGCCACTTAATGTCAAGGGCCAGATTTGCTTGCCATTTACGATTATGTGGTATTTTCTTTCTGCGGTTGGAATTATAACAGACGATTATCTTAGATATTGGATTTTCAATGAAAATAAGCCACATTATGTTTTAAGGAAGAGGAAACAGAGAAGCAAAGGCAGGTGAATGCACTATGGATGGAATTTCAAGAGAGGAACATAATGAATTTGCAAAACGCATGGATGAGTCGTTGAAGCGTACTAATGCCAGAGTTCGTGACCTTGAAAAAGTTACAGAACAAATTTCAAACCTTACATCATCAGTGAAACAGCTTGCTACGTCTGTTGAAAGTATGGCTCAGTCGCAGTCGCAACAATCGGCAAAATTAGAGGAACTTGAAAACAGGGACGGGGAGATGTGGAGACAGGCGGTCGGATATGTTGTTACATGCATCATTGGAATCGTAGTCGGGTTTGTATTTAAACAAATCGGAATGTAATAGTTATCCACATTTTTATCCACAAACTCACAATTACGAGTTTTAAAGTCATAAATGCGGTTTAAATGAGTTTATCATTCTGCATGAAGGAATTTACAAGAAATATATTTAAAACGTAGCCTGTGGACGTATGGAAGTCTACGGGCGTTATTTTTGAAAGGAGAATTTGAAATGTTTAAGAATAGTGTATTTAGAGTGAGCGTAAATACGAAGGAATGGTTTAAAGCTGCCGGAAAGCGTGCAGCATGGACTATGGCTCAAGCAGCACTTGCATTAATTCCTGTGGGAACTACTATCGAGGCTGTAGATTGGAAAATTGTTGTTAGTACAGCAGTTTGTGCTGGAGTGATTTCTCTGCTCAAAAGTGTGGCAGGATTACCAGAAGTAGAAGCTAGAGAGGAAAAATAAATGGATAGGCTATCTTTGCTTGTAGAAGCAAAAAAGGTTTCTGAATACTTGATAAAACATAAGTTTATATATTCTCAGAACGTGAAAGGAACATGGAGTAAAGCAAAAGAGGCAAAGAAAAGTAATTGCTCTGCATTTGTATGCTATTGTCTGCAAAATTTGGGGCTATTAAAACCGGGACAATTACTTTATGGAAATTCAAAAGGTGGTATCACTTATAGAGGAACTGGCACAAAGAAAAAAATTCTTAAAAAGTACCGGCTCATCAAAGTAGGGAAGGCACCTGCAGAATATAAGAAAAAATTAAAGCCCGGAGATATATGTTTTTTTAATCTGCACACAAACATTTTTGCAGGAATAAATGCAAAAGGTCAGATGATTTGGTGGGATGCAGGGAAAAAGGCAACAAATACCAAGAAAGACGGTGGGACTTATAACGATATTCACCGCAGTATCAATATGAGTCAGAAAATCAATTTTATTTTGCGATGGAAGGGGTGACAGGCAATGAAAAAAATTGTTGACGTATCTTCGTACAATGGGACTGTAAGCTGGGCGAAAGTAAAAAAATATGGATGTTCTGGAGCAATCTTAAAGATCATAAGAAAAGATTTAGAGAGAGATAAGGGATTCAATAGAAATTATCAGGCTTGTAACGAGAATCATATTAACTGGGGTGTGTACAATTATACATATGCTACTACCCCGAAAAAGGCAAGGGCAGATATGAATCTTGTTTGCGATATTCTTGACAAAATCGACAAGTCATATTTTAAATATGGCGTTTGGTTTGACCTTGAAGATAAGGTGCAGGCTAAGCTGACGAAATCCCAGATTGCGGATATTGTTAACGCCGCACAGGAGATTGTCGAAAAACGAGGTTATGTTTTCGGAGTATATACAGGAAAAGCGTATTTTGAGGAGCACATCGACCGTAAAAAAGTGCTTTGCCAGAACTGGTGGATTGCCCGTTATTATCGTGGGGATGCTCGTATGCAGATTGCTGTGAATCCTAACGAAAAGTATAAACCTACCACAGCTAATATTGCGTGGCAGTATACGTCCAAAGGGCGTTTCCCTAAGATTGTATCAACGGGAAATTCCGGAAATTTTGATTTTAATATCATGTATAGAGAACCTTTTGAAAAAGAAGGAGTTAAGAAAGAGGAAAAAACAGAAGAAAAGCCAAAGAAAGTTTATACAGGAAGTCTCCCTGCATTAAAATCTAAAGCGTATTTTGCAAGACCAGATGGAATTAAAACGTCTAAAAAGAGAAAGGATATTAAAAAAATTCAGAATTTCTTAAATTGGGCGATAGATGCAGGGTTAACTGTAGATGGAAAATATGGTGCAAAAACAGAAACAGCCGTTGCAGTATTCCAGGAATTGTGTGGAATCAGAATAGATGGCAAGTTTGGAAGCATCACATTGACAAAAGCAAAAACATTCAAGAAATAAAGAGAACTCCCGGTGCCTTTTCTGGTATCGGGAGTTTTTTTAATGCCTTTTTGTATAAAAGAGCAAAAATGAGCATTATATTATTATCTATTTCTATTCTTATTCTAATCTTAATCTCAGCAAGCCTGTGTTGAGCCAGTGCAGGATGCTCGGCTTTCGTGTGGCTGACAAATTTGAGCCAACATTTGTTAGATACCGAAAAAGTCAATGAAATAGCCACTTTTTACGAGGTGAGAGTTTCAAAATAGGGAAAACATACTGCAAAAATGCATCGAAAAAACAGCGGATTAAGCTGGTGCAAATCATCTGTTTTAAGCCTGTGCAAATTGGTGCAAAATTAATTTTAAGCCGGTGCAAAAATTAGAGCAAATATGTTTTGCACTTAGTTTATCATTTCTTCTAATCCTTTTTTAAAGTTATCATCCTTAAGATTATAAGTTGTCACCCCCCAACTCCCATCTTCTTTTTTGGATAATTCATATTCACAGTATCTTGTGTCAGAATCCCCATCAAGACAAATAATTAAGAAACCGTCAAAAGTAAGCGTATTGGAATTGTTATTAAGATATGGTTTTAGATTTTCTACAGCAGTATTAATATCATTTCCAACGGTTTTTCCGTATGAGTAGGTGTCTTTTGCATCGTATCTGTAATTAATTACATAAGTGGAATCAGATAGTTTATGAGGCAAGGAACTTGGAAAAGAAGAATAGAACCATAGATCATCCTCCGATTTTTGTTCTGCACCAGATTTATTGTTTATGTCTCTGTTATAAAAGAGCTTGTTATACATGATTTTAACGGCGGCTACAGAATTTGTATCTTCCCCAGGACAAAACAGATTCGTAGAATAATCAGCGGCATTCTTATAATCTGTGACGGTTATAACTGGAAATACTTTTTTCGATACATAACTGAGAGATATTCCAGCGTATTTCTCTGAAAAATTGCTTGTTGCAATAATTCTTGTACAGTCGTACATAAAATTTCCTATATAACCCTTGTCGGATTCATCGTACTGGTCTGTTAGGTCTACAGATAAAGAGTTATTATCGTTTACTGCCAAAACAGCATTAGGAACAATAGCTGTGATATTTGCTTCAATAGACTTATCTACATCTGCCTGTGCTGATTCTGCCGAGGTTGATACTTCTGTGTCCACTGTTGTAGTTTCTACCTGCGAGCTGGTTGTTTGTTCCTGATTTTTTTCTGAGTTACTGCATCCTGTAAAGGCTAAACAAATAGCAAAAGGGATACATAAGAGTAATGTTTTTTTCATAGTTTTACTTCTCCTTTTCTAGTTTATAAGTAAAACTATAACACCTATATAAAAATGTAACAATATAATAAAAGAAAAAATAAAAAAATGTAAAATAGGGGGTTGACATACTACCTACTCGTGTTATTATAAACTCATAAGAACGAGTTAAATAAAATAAATAACTCATATAAATGAGCAAAAAGGAGAGGGTATTATGACATACACAACTATTAGATATTTCTTCCCTCATGGTATTGAGGGGGAAGCAATGGACTGTACATTTAAAGAGTGGAAAGATTTAGATAAAGCTATTGCGTATTGCCATAGATATTCTAAAGGTAGAAGATTCGCAAGTGTGGAAGTAGAAGACGAAAAAGGAAATGTTATCTATGAATTAAATGCCGATGGAGAAGTGGCAGATAATAGGGAACAAACAGAAAAAGAAGAAATGACGGTAAAAGAAGCAATCAAGATATTAGAAGATAACAACTATATGATAACTGGACAGTTTGATGGATGGTTTGGAACTATAGAAGGCGAATATGAGATATATGATGCAGCGAATGATTATGAATGCATTAGAAGTCGAGTGGAAGAAAAAGAAATTATTGAAATGGCAAAAGAGTTAAATGTAGATAAAACAGAGGTAAGAGCTGAATTAAAACAGAAACTTAGCGAATTAAAGACAGCTACTAAAGAAGTAGAGGATGCAGAGCTAGAATATGATAAAGATTGTATGAATGAGGGCAAAGAAAAGGCTTTTGATGCAGCTTATAAAAAATACTGGAATCTTTTAAAAGGTTGTGCTGACCTATTAGTGATATTCACAGGCAGAAAAATAGATTTTAAGACGGCATTCGATATGATGAACCTTAAAGTAAATGAGGTAGAAAAAATTATTGCATAAATTATAATACCGAGCCGAGGCGGTATCCTCGGCAGAAAGAAGGGAAAGAGTATGGCAAGAGGAAACTTTAAATACTTCCAGCCTAATAAGCTGGATTTGAAAGATAATTATGGCGATTGTGCTGTAAGGAGTATATGCAAAGCTGAAGATTTATCCTGGTTGGATGCTTATGACATGATGTATCGACTTTCGAGAGAGGTACAATGTCCTATGAATTGTAAAAGCGGATTTGAATATATCTTGAAAGAAAGAGGGTATACATATGCCGGAATTAGCAATAAAAAGGGAAGCCGAAGACCTAGAGTCAAAGAATTCGCAAGACAGCACAAAGAGGGTACCTATATCTTGGTTGTAGCAAATCATTATGTATGTAGTCAGGACGGAAAATACTATGATACTTGGGATTCTGGAGAATGTTGCTTATATGGATACTGGAAGAAAGAAGAGGAGAAAAAGGCATGAGAGAAAAGATGAATAAAGGAACAGAGGAGAAAAATATTTTTGTTTTTACAGATGAACAGCAGGAGATTGTTTGCTCACATTTTGGGAAAAAGAAAGAAGAAATGGAAGAGTGGGAAATCTGCGAATTACTGGATAAGGTTATAGATAATCTTGATTAATTCGAAACGGTCAGAAATGACCGTCTATCGGGAATGACCGTCCGATACTGATGAGATAGGTTAACGACTGGTGAAGTACAACAGGTTTTGTCAGCTTTTAATGTGAAAACTGATGGCGGTATAAAAAGGGCAGAGAACGCCAGAAAATGTCCAATGTAGTAAAACAAGTTTGCTGGTTTTAAAGTGAAACCAGATACGGGAGGGGAAGCACCAGAGAAATACTGCACCGGCGGAGCGTGGGAAGTCGCTTGAAAAATACTCACCCAGTCGCATATAGATGTGGCAAGAAAGGAAGTTCTTCACAGATGCATGGCAGAAGCATCTTGTGTGCCGGGCAGTACGGCAAATTGTCAAATATATAAAAAAGAGAGGGAAAGAATATGGACAACACAGCAGGAAAAGAATGGAGAAAGAAACTGTTTGATATTCTGGAAGGGATTGATGAACTGATTCCGCAAGAGCGAGAGCAGCCTAAACAAGAGAAGATGCCACGAAAGGATGTTCAAATACTGAAAAATCCAAAGTATTCTGGAAGAGGAAGGCAGTATACATCTGATTTTAAAGAACTTTGTGTATACTTGCATAAAGTGGAAAAGGTAACTTTTGAAGACCTTACAGCACAATATGGTGTAAGTAAAGCGACTATTACAAAATGGTGTAAAGACAAAGAATATAGAGATAGCCTTGATACTGCAAAAATGAGAAAGCATGTGGAACAAGTCGAGAAGGAAAACAAAAAACTCAAAGAAGAAAATATATTTTTGAAAAGGACATTCAATTTTATGTTTGCAAAGCAAGAAAAAGGAAGCGAGGCAGTATAGTGTTAGAGCAAATATTTTATTATTATCATGAAAACAAATTGAATAAAAAAAACGGCGAATCAAAGACAAGAATAGATGCTTATGCAAAGATATTTAAGGAAGTTGAAAGCTGTTCTAACAATCCGGAAAAAACAATGGATATAGTGGGGCTGTATGGAATAGAAGCAGAAAAAGAAGGGTTTATTAATGGTTTCCGTATAGCGTGGAAACTTATAGAAGAAATGAATAGATAGTTATAAATAGAGTAGCAAGGATAGATTTCTTTTTCCTTGCTACTTTTTGTAAAAATAGGGGTTGACAGACTACCTACTCGTGTTATTATATAATTACAAACTCGATTAAATGAGTTTTGAATTTTAAAATAGCATATAAATGAGTTAAAGGAGAAAAAGTTATGACAAGAGAACAGAAAATTGAATGGTTAAAAAATGCAAGCAATGAGGAATTGATGGAACAATATGATATTTCTCTGAAATACAGAGAAAAAGATATTTTTAATAAACAGTATTTGGAAAGCCTAGAGCTTTGCAAAAACGAAATTTTGCGTAGAATGAGCAAATAAGCGAGGGAAGGATGATCAAATGGAGAAATACAAACTTGCAAATGGAGATGAGTACGATATTATCCGCTTTTCGGATAGTTGTGCAGTAGCGAAAAATGGAGGCATTGTATATTCTGGCTCATATGCAGAATGTAGAAAATACATAGAGGCGATGAGAGAGGTAGTAAGAAAAGTATAAGGAGGAGCGAGGGCATGGCAAAGATAATCCGTTTTCCAGTTAGAGAACAAGAAAGCGTAGCGTATGGAAATTATACACAGTTAATCGAAGCAGCACTTAGCAAAGAAACACTTAATTTTTACATGGAGTGTATCGAAGAATCTGAAAAGAAAGGACACTTTATAGAGGGAGAATCAGAAAAACTGCTGGAACAGGGCAGAAAAAGACGTTTGGAAATGGCGAAGCCTGTTCAGACAGAAAAGGAGGTTGCAGAAAGTCCTGGAGTATACTGTTATACACCAGAGATGGGACAGCGGAAGCCGGACTGCCAGATGGAAGCATCAAGAGGTTACTATGGCAAACACTGGTACATAGATACCCCATTGTCTTTAAAAGGAAGAGGAATTACATTTTTAAAAAAGTATACAGATAATGATTTTTATATGCCGGGAAATTATCGAGTAGGCTGGAATGAATACCGAGTAACAGACCGGGCATTTGATAAGTTGAAAGAACAGTATACAATTTCACAGAGATGCTACCTCGATTAGAGGCAGAGAAAGAAGGCGAAATGAAAGGAATATCTGGTGAGGATGAACATTGGGAATATCTGCGTGAAAAAATGGAAAATTCTAAAATTTCAAAATATGATGATTGGGGCGAAGTGATATACAAAAAAGAAAACCTGTTTCTCTACGAGGAGGCTGAGAAGGTCGAAAAAGAATGGGGTTATCCAATGGAAGAACTGTACGAGGGCGATTTGATTGAAATTGTAGAGAAGTACAAGGGAGTTGAAGCAGATTCGGCAAAGTGGAATAAAGAAAAAGAGTGTATTGAATATCGATACGAAGTAGCATAGGAGGAACAATGATGGATATTATAAGTTTTATCGAGGAAGAAATGTCAAAAAAAGAAATGACATATGATATGCTGGCAAAGAAAATTGGAACATCAAGACAAAATCTCTGGATGAAATTAAATCAGAAAAAACGTCCGAATTTTGGGACAATCAGAAAGATTTTGTCAGGTCTTGACATTGATTTAATTATTGAAAACAAGAGGAATGCGGAAGAAACTTCTGAGGAAGATGTAGCTTCGTTTTTTGAAATAGCAGACAATGAACAGGTAAGCTATATTGCTATTGAAGCATTTCTTTCAGCACTGGGATATACGCTCAAAATGGATGCTCGAAAAAATGAGTAAAAATGTAAAAATAGGGGTTGACAGACTACCTACTCGTGTTATTATATAATTACAAACTCGATTAAATGAGTTTATAAAAACAACTACTCTTTTATATGAGTAGTGGAAAGGCAGGTGAGAAATGGAGGAAAAAGGAATGACAGCAAAAGAAGTCTGCCGATTAGCAGATTGGATGATCAAACATGGACACACAGAAAAAGAGGTGATAGAACTTTTAAATTTCATTTCGGAATATAAACCGATAGAAGAGGAAATAGCAAAAAAATAAGGCTCCGGACCCTACCTGAGAAATAGAACCGGAACCAAATCACATAAACCGGGGCGGTATTCATCTGCCGCCGCCTCGGTTTGATATTAACATAGAGGCAGAGAGAAAGCAAGAGGCACAATGAATAAGATTGTTATATGTAAAAGATGCAAAAAGCCTGAATATTGGGGCGAAATGAGATGGATTAGTGGAATGCAAATTTGCAGAGACTGTTACAAGGCTGAATGCGAACGTAAGAATGGAGAACTGTATATCTGGAATGATTTAGATGGGAAACGTCCAACGAAAGAGGAATATATGAGACAGGAGGGAAAAAGATGCGAAAATATGAATTAAGTATCAGTGCGGATTATGTTCCAGGATGGGGCGTAACAGAAGCAGTGAGAGAGTTCTTCCAGAACTCCATTGATGAGGAAACCAGAGATAGCAGTAACAAAATGTTATTTGAATATGACGAGGCAGAAGAAAAACTGATAATCGGAAACAAGCATAGCGAGCTGGATATTAAGACACTTCTGTTCGGAACGACCACTAAAAATGATGATGATGCAATGATCGGGAATCATGGAGAAGGGTACAAAATTGCAACGGTTGTTCTTCTGAGATTAGGTAAAACAGTTGTATTTAACAATTACTGCAGGCATGAAGTCTGGAGACCGAGACTGGTAAAATCCAGAAAATATGATGGTGCTTTAGTACCTACATTTTTTGTAGAAACTGCGGCAGTATGGGAGAAAGTACCAGATCATAGCCTTATGATTGAAATTTCCGGAATTTCTCCAGAAGAATATGAGAAAGTCACAAATTCCAATCTCCATTTACAGGGAGATTATCAGAAAATAGAAACAATGTACGGAGATATTCTGGAAGAGCCGGAACATAAAGGAAGAATATTTGTTGGAGGATTATATATCTGCGAAGAACCTAGACTTGATATTGGAGTAGATTTCAAACCTTGCTATGTGAGACTGGAAAGAGACAGAAGTATGGTAAACTCGTTCGATGTTTGTTGGTATGCTTCCAAAATGATTGAAGATGCTCAGGATGCGGAATTGTTGAAAAAGTCTATTGATTCATACAGCGGTCAGTACATTTTGTGCGAATGCGTTCCGGAAGACCTGAAAAATGAGATTGCAGAGGATTTTATCAATGAGTATGGCGTAAAGGCTGCACCGGTTACGGATCAGAAAGATATGGAAGCTCTAAAAAAGAGAGGGTACAAACCGGTTATTGTTTCGGAAGCAAAGAAAAAAGTTATCCTTGACTCTGCATATTTTGAGGATGTGAAGGAAGAAAACAAAAAAATTAAGGAATCCCAAAAGCCATTAAGCGAAAGATTTTATATTTTTGCAGAAAAAATTGAAACCAAGCTGAATGAGGATGAAACCATTGAGCTGTACGGATTCCTGGATGAATTATCAGACGAGGAGAAAAAGAAGAATGAAGGAGCGAATTTATTATGAAATCAATGAGCAGTCCGCAAGGACCGCTCATGAAATGATGTCAATGCGGGAATATAAAGAAGGGAGCAAAACAAGAGAATATAGAAACCTTGTTGATAATGCCTATGATTTGGCAGGGCAGGTAGAAGAAAAAAGACCTTTGCAGTCAGAAAGAGCCTATAAGCTCGCAGAAAGATATTCAAGAAAAATGGCTGAGTATTTCAATAAAGATAGTGCAATAGGGTGTAGATGCCCTTCTGTATTGATTTCTGGAACAGGAAATTTTCCTGTAAAGAAAAAAGAAAAACAGGTTCAAGCATGGGAAAATAATTATCAGTTTTATCAGGAAACGCAGAAACTTATCTCTAAAATTAAAAGTATATTGTATGGGAAAGACATCATCAAGTCTGGAGATAGTGATGCGGTAGAGCGACTTGAAGAAAAACTTGCAGGATTAAAAGAAGACCAAGAGCGAATGAAGGTGGCAAACAAGTTTATTCGACTGAAAAATGTTGAGAAAGGGAATGAAGGACTTACCAATATGGGGTACTCAGAGAAAGAAATAAAAGAGTTGCGAGAACCGGATTTCTGTGGACGAGTCGGGTATCCGCCGTATATGCTTCAAAATAACAATGCCAATATTCACAGAGTAGAAGGCAGGCTCAAACAGTTAAAGGCAGCAAAAGAAAGAGGAAGCCGCAAAGAGGAAAATAGATATTTTCGTGTAGTAGAAAATACAGAGATTATGAGACTGCAAATTTTCTTTGATGAAAAGCCAGTTCAAGATATAAGAAGCATTTTGAAAAAGAATGGCTTCAAATGGAGTTCCAAGAATGGATGCTGGCAGAGACAACTTACAGATAATGCGAGATATTCATTAGAGAGAATTAAAAAGGAGATAAAAACAGATGAATAATGCTGAAAAAATTCGTTCAATGAGTGACCTGGAATTAGCAGTATTTTTGAACAAATTAGAAGATTCAAAACCGAAAGGGTTTGAAGAATTTTACGAACTGGTGCTTGGTTCACGCGGAGGTACAGGAATAGAAATATATGATGGATTTGCTAGTTGGTTTGAATGGCTGAAAAGGGAGACTCTTTAATATGTACATGAATATAAGACCGAGACAGAAAAAAGACAAAGGTGGATGGTTATGTATGCCACAGTGCAAAAATATTCCAGAAGGCAAAGAAGGATGGACAAAGATAAAATGCCCAATTTGTGGAGAATTGTGCTGGAAAAGACCTTTGCAGGATGAAACAATACATAAAATTAAGGCAGAGGGGGCTTGCTGTACTCTCTGTGCCATGAAAATGAATATGAAATAAACAGAAAGGAAGTAAAATGACGATGGCAAAGAAGACAAGAGGATATACAACAACTAGGGACGTTTACAAGGCAGTGAAAAAGTATGATCATAGAGATTTTGACGAGTTCTGTACAAGAATTTACACGAATGGTTATAAAGATGGTCAGATGGCTCCTAAAGCGGAGCCTGAGGCTAGTGCGGACGTAGAGGCGGTAATGAAAGCAATCAAAGATGTTAAAGGAGTCGGACCGGCATTGGCAGAAAAAATTAAGAAGGCCATTTTGGAAACTTTAGGAGAAGGAGGCGAAAAGAAAGATGTCTAAAATAATTAATATTCCATTAGATAAGTTAAAACTTCACCCACAAAATGTAAGAAAAAAATACGAGGGAATCGAGGAACTTGCCGAGAGCATTAAGGCAAGGGGCGTTCTGCAGAACCTTACTGTTGTACCAGACAAAAGTAAGGAAGGTGCATATATTGTTGTTATCGGAAATCGCCGTCTTACTGCGGCAAAACAGGCAGGAATCAGTACACTTCCATGTATTGTTGAAGAAATGGAAGAAAAGGAACAGATTGAAACCATGCTGCTGGAAAATATGCAGAGAAATGATTTGACTGTATATGAAGAGGCACAGGGGTTCCAGATGGTTCTTGACCTTGGGGAAACAGAAGAAGAACTAGCAAAGAAAACCGGTTTTAGCAAAACAACAATTCGTCGTAGATTAAATATAGCAAAACTTGACGAAAAATTGATGTCTGAAAAGGAAGAGGATAAAAATTTCCAGATACGCTTAACAGACCTGTATGAGCTCGAAAAGATTTCGGATGTAGAAAAGAGAAATGAGCTTCTTAGCAAGGCAGCAAATTCAAATGAACTTATTTGGAGGGTCAATGGGGAATTATCGAGACAAAAAAGAGAGAAGAATGAAAAGAAGTTAATAGAGCAGCTTGAAGAAAAAGGAATTAAAAAAGCTCCCAAAAATGCATCGCAAGAAAGATATACAAACAAATGGGAGACGGTAAGAAGTTTTAATTTAGAAAAAGATGTACCTGCAGAAATTAAAATTAAAGTTGGGAAAATACCGCTTTATTATCTGGCAACCTATTCTTCTATGGAAGTTATCAGAAGAACAAAAGATGTCAAAAGAAAGTTGACACCTGCTGAAAAGGAGAAGGCAGAAAAAGAGAGCCGGAAAAAGAAGATTAAAGCAAGAACAAAGGATGTGCTGATTACTTGGAAAGACTTTATTATGTCAAATATTGTATCAGGAAAAGTAAAGGTTTCTGAAAAAGAATTGTACGAGCCACTGTGGAGTTTACTTACAAAATGTGGTTGCTATGTATCAGATATGACAGTAGCCAGTTTCTTTTCTGAAAAGAAAAACTTCTATGAAAATGACGAGGAAATAAAAGAAAATTTTAAAAAAAGAGCACAAGAGTTAAGTTTGGGAAAACAAATGATTGTTGTTATCTACGAAGACCTTGCCAGGAAAGACCTTGTACTTTATAACGGAAAGTATTCTAAACTTAACGGAGAATTATTTTTAAAATTATATGATTTCTTAAAAATCTATGGCTATACCTATTCTTCCAGCGAGGAACAGGAGATAATCCAGGGAACTTCCGAATTATATACAGTAGAGGAGGAATAACACAGAGTGTTTACAATAAGTATTTATTTTAAAATCAAACATTCTGAATTATTTACAGCTAGTAAAGCAGAGACAAATTCAGAATTGCGTTGTAACGGAGACGGTTATGTAATAATAAATCTTGATTGCAATTCAGATTTCTCTAATATTGATACAAGAAAATGGATTGCGAAGCAGCGAAAAGCCATGGCTAATGTCTGCAAAGTGCCAGAGGAAAATGTAATTTTAATTTCGAGAGATGAGTATGAGGAGGAAGCAGAATCTTGATATTATAATGAGTGATATGTATTTAGAGTTAGAGCAAAAATTAGTTTATGGAGAAATTGGAACTGATGAATTTAAAGAGGAGTTTGATAGAAGACATAAGGAGGAAAATAATGATTAAAATTACTATCGAAGACACAGAAAACAGAGGAGAACCAATGGTTCTGACTGGAGAATTAGGATTTGCTGTCGTTAAAACAGACAGAGACGAGGAAGGCATTGTCCACACTGGCTCAGTGGTGATGGGAGAAATCAACCTTGATAATATGCCGCGAGATATTGCGGCGATGGGAAAAGAAACGAGACATGTTATTCAAAATCTTGATAACGATAAAGCAAATAGTGTAATTAGAGTTTTAGCATTTAAGTGCGGTTTCGAAAAAAAAGAGGGGTAAAAGAAATGGAGTGAATATTATGAGTCACAAATATAAAATACTAGAGCAGATGTTCAAAGATGGCAAGCTTACATTGCAGGAATTTCAAAGAAGATGCGATGAGCGTCATAAAGAATTAGAGCAAGAATTGATGAACGATGAGATAACGCCGGACGAATATGTAGAAAGATATAATGCACTCATAAAAATGGAAACTCATCCATTCGGGTCACCAGCGTTACATGAGCATATATGATGCTTTACAAAAAAACATTAGAGAGTGTGATAAAGAAATGGGAAGAACGATATATTTATCAGAAAAAGAGATTGCTGCACTAACTGCCACCGCTGGAGAATGGGGCGAGATGATGAATTCAGGTGACGAAGAATCAAGAAAATGTACGGAAGAACGCATGGAAAATGGACTCGGCAGCGCATTGAAAAAACTGCACAAAGGACGCAACGGGGAAAGGATTTATAAGGATTATTAAAGGAAGGATAAGGATGGATAATCAGGAAATTTGTGAAGCATTGAAAATAATAAAAAATGTATGCAAAGAAACAAAAATGAAGCATAAAGATGATTGTGCAATTCCCTGCATGATGTGTCCATTAGGTAATTATCATGGTGATTGTTGTATAGTGGGTACCGACCCGGAAGGATGGGACATTGCATTTGCGGACGAGATTCCAAGATTAATAAAATAATATGTTTTAGGAGGTACAGAAAAATGGCAGAAAGAAAAATTACAATTACAGAAGGAGAATTTATTAATAAGACAGTAGATGCATTAGGTATAATGACAGGGCTGAATCCAGCAAGGATATTAATTTTTGATGATTTGGCAAAATACGGAGCTATATTGGCTAGTTTATTATTTGAGGAGGGCAGAGATGGAGAAAGCAAAAGTAATTAA